ATGGCTTACCCATGGTACAAGGAGAAGAAAAAGCAGGACAGTAAAGTTAATTATTACTGGACAGACGAGGAAGCTTCCCGGTTGAAACTTCTCAGGTACCAGGGTTACAGCATCCCGGAGATTGCAAAGCAGATGGGGCGGTCGGAATCCAGTATCAAATATAAGTTATATGTATATGGCAGGAGGAAATAACATGGAATCAGTATTAGACCAAAAAGTAAGAGAGTACAAAGCTGTGCTTGACCGTAAGGATGAGCTTGCAGAGCTTACCAAGGAAAACAACGCAGCCAAGGAGCAGTTGGAGCAGGAGATTTGTCAGATGATGGTTGACGAGGAGAAGCCAAGCACCGTTGTAGACGGATTCTCTTACAGCTTACAGCAGACAGTAATGTATTCCAAGAAATCCGAGGAAGCATTGGCAGAAGCCGGTATTGTATTCTTTGATGTTCTTAGAGAGCAGGGCTTAGGTGACATTATTGTCGAGAGAGTAGACCCTCGTACCTTGCAGAGCAGCGTAAGAGCCATGGCAGAGGAGTGCGAGGAACTTCCGGAGGAATTAGTAGAGTGTCTTAACATTTATGAGAAGTTGACACTTTCCAAGAGAAAAGCAAATACAAAGGCTTTAGAGAGAGCCAAGGCAAATAGGGAGGATAAATAGCATGAAAAGACTTTCCGAGCATAGCAGAGAGGAATTAGCAAACCTCACAGACGAGCAATATGATATGTTGGTAGACCTTGAATGTATGCACGAAGGGGCGCCGCTTTCTATTGAAAAACCAAGATACAAAGAAGTACCAACTGTGCCGGGGCCTAACGTAGAAGTGTATGAAGTATGCGGATTTATACTTACGGATAAGGCCGAAGCGGACAAGCTGGTTGAGACAATCAACGGACTGCAGAGCTACGTAGAACTTGATTACAGTTATCGAGTTAGCAGCGATTACAGATATATTTCCGAGAAAAAGATTAAGCCTGCTAAGGAAATTAGAACCAGGGATGTCTACACCAAGGACGCATACACGGAAATCCAGTCTACCCTTGAAGATATAAAAACCATTAAGGAGTACAACGATGAGCTTAGGGAAGATTACGAGGAAAGATGCGAGAAGAGATATAACGTGATTCACGATATTAGCGAAGCTATCAGAACAGCGATAGACGAATTGGAGGAACTAAGAGCGGCAACGGAGGTTTATAAAAAGTATCTTGATTTAAGCAACGGCAACGAAGAAGTTGCACAAAACTTCTTTAAGACGGGAAGATACGCAGAGTTGCTTCCTGAAATTATAGAAAACTTAAAATCCAAGGAGGAGTAACAACATGAGTAATGATTATGAGCAGTTGGAACTTGATGTTCGCTTAGAGAGCGAAAGAGACCTGAAGGACAATGTGTCTAGGGTTATTCAGTTTGCTTATGCAAAGCGTAAGTTGGAGGCTGATACATACGGCCAGCCCATTCAGGCAGTGCGTAATAAGCATGAAGGTTACGGCATTGCCGCGGAAGCATGGAACAAGATTCAGATTAAGGAAAAGGACATTAAGAACGGCATGAACGACTACTTAGCGCTCCTGCAGGTTCAGGGCGAGGAAGCTCTACAGAGCTGTGCCAGATTATACGATGCAGCGCTTAACCTTGCAGTAGAAGCTATCAGCATGGCGGCAGATATGAACCGAATTCTGAATGACCTTTACTATGGTGCTCCAAGAACACCATTAGAGGAATACGCTGACGAACTGGAAGAAAGTCCGGATGCGGAATTTGAGGAAGCGGAAATTAATGAAGCAGAGCAGGACGAGGATGTGTCTGCAGAAGAAAACAAGGAGGAATAAGATATGGCAAAGAATGAAATAGCAGTAACAAATGAAGGTTTTAACTTAGTAACCCTTGAAGGTGAGCTTGCAGAGGCAATCGCAGAGGAAATGGACGGTCTTGGTGCCATCCCATTTGACAGAGTAAAAATTCCTTCCGGCGGCGGCATTGCGTTTGAACTTCCGGGAGAGGATGAGGATAGTCCGGAGATCGAGAAAGAGCTTGTAGGCGTAATTCTCTACCACCACCCGGTGAATGCATATTGGAAGGAAAAATTTGAAGGTGGTAATGAACAGCCCGACTGTGCCAGCTACGACGGTAAGATGGGCGTAGATAAAGAAACCGGAGAATGCAAGAGCTGCGGTGATTGCCCTTACAATCAGTTTGGTAGCGGCGAAAATGGCAACGGTAAGGCCTGCAAGAATGCACACAGAATTTATATCCTTAGAGAAGGCAACCCTGTGCCGCTAATTCTTTCCCTTCCACCTACCAGTTTAAAGTACATGAGAGATTATATTGGTAAGAAACTTCTCTTAAAAGGTATGCGCAGCTATCATGCAGTAACTAAGATTACCCTGAAAAAGGAAAAGAGCGCGGGCGGCATTGACTATAGCCGTGCAGTATTTACCTTTGCAGGTAAGCTTACACCAGAGAAGATTGCAGCAGCAGAAGCGATGGCAAACACTATTAAGCAGACTGACCGCAATATTGATGTAGCGGCAGATTATGAAACAGCAGCACCTGCACCTGCAGCAGGAGATGGATTTATGAACGTTCCTGATGGAATTCAGGAGGACTTACCTTTTAACTAAAGCATTATAAAGGGGGCGGGGATTCCCGCTCCCGGAACTAAAAAGACTGGAGGATAGGAATATGGACAAGGTATATATCATTTCCAGATACAGAGCAGATAGCGAGAAGCAACGGAAATTCAATATAGCAGTAGCGAGATACTTTTGTAAGGCAATTATTTATGAAGGCAAGGTGCCGGTAGCACCGCACATTTATTATACACAATTCCTTGATGATAATTATCCGGACGATAGGGAATGCGGATTAGGCTTAGGCCTTTGGGAACTGCACAATTCCCAGGAGTTCCTTTTGGTAGTTATCGATGGAAAGATAAGCGAAGGAATGAGAGGCGAGATAGAGGAAGTGTCCCGCATGGGACTTCCTGGACGTATCGTATGCATGACGGAAGCAGAAATAAAGGAAGCAATGAAGGTGGTTAGATAATGAACGCGGAACAGCTTAACATAGACGATTTTGTTGACTATGCAGCAGAGTACAAGAGCATATTGAAAAACGCCAAGATTACAGGCGACCGCATACTAGGCAAGTGTCCGTTTCACGATGATAAAAAGGATTCCTTCACGGCAGATTTAAAGACCGGAATGTGTCACTGTTTCACCGGTTGCATCGATGGTAACTTCATTTCCTTTTGGGGTAAGCATTATGGAGTTAATAACAAGGAGGCTTACAAGCAGATTTTAGAGAAGTATGGGAAGGCGCAGGAGCCTACCGAGAAGCCAAAGGTAAAACCACAGATGCAGTCATTCACGCTTTCAGAGTATGCCTTTTCCAAGCGTCTACCAGAGGACTTCTTAAAAGAGGTGTGCCGAGCATCCACCAGCAAGGATCGTGACGGTGTACAGTGGTTGAAGCTTCCATATTACAACGAGAAAGGTGAAGCACCGGTATTCAGAAAGCGCTACGGTGGCAAGGAATTTCGGTGGAGCTACGGCAGTAGCGGCAAACTGATTCTTTACGGAGAGTGGCGCCTGCCGGAGATAAGGCAGCAGGGTTACGCAATCTTAGTGGAAGGCGAGAGCGACACCCAGACATTATGGTATTTGAAGTTCGCAGCCCTCGGTGTTCCGGGAGCAAGTAATTTTAAGGCCAAGATGGTGCCTAAGCTGGACGGACTTAAATTATACATTCACGTGGAACCGGACAAGGGTGGCGAGACATTCTTAGAGAAGGTGTGCCGAACACTTCATGAGGAAGGTTACGCCGGAGAGGTTTACACATGGAGCTGCAAGCAGTTTGGTGTAAAAGACCCGTCGGACCTTTACCTAAAATACGGAGAGGAAGAGGCTACTACGAAGCTCCAGGAGGCGATTAGAGGGGCTAAAAAGCTGCAGCTTGATGAAATATCAGAGATTATCCCGGAAGCGGTTCGTGGGGCGCCTGTGAACCTAAGACAACCGGAAGGATGGATATATTCAGAAAAGGGAATCAGCCACATTGATGAAAAGAAGGCTATTCCGACCATAGTGTGCCGAACCCCGATAATCCTTACCAGACGACTAAAGAGCATGGAAACCGGTGAGGAGAAAATAGAGATAGCCTTCAAGAGAGATGGAACATGGAACAAAGCAATTTTCCCACGAAGCACCATTTTTACAAGCAGAAGCATAACTGTGCTTGCTGACCTTGGATGCACGGTAACGAGTGAGAATGCAAAAATGGTAGTTCGGTTCCTGGAAGCTTTGGAGGCAGAGAACATTGACATTATAACAAAGGCAGATTCTACATCAACCTTCGGTTGGCAGACAAAGGGACGTTTTCTACCGGGACATGGAGAGGATATTGTACTGGATATTGAACCCAGCTTAAGAAGTTGGGCGTCGGCTTACCACACAACCGGCACTTTTGATGGTTGGAAAGAAACCATGAACCCTCACAGAGAGCGTGACAAGTTCCGCTTCATATTGGCGGCCAGCTTCTCAGCTCCATTACTTAGGATTTTATCACAGCGTATATTCTTGGTTTACAACTGGGGCGGTTCCAAAGGCGGTAAGACGGCAGCGCTGAAAGCAGCATTATCCGCATGGGGTGACCCGGAACGACTGATGGTAAACTTCAATGCTACCCAGGTTGCATTGGAACGTATGGCAGGATTCTACAACGATTTACCGTTAGGGATTGATGAGCGTCAGCTTGCCGGACAGAAGCAGGAAAGCTTAGAGAAAATCGTTTATATGCTTGCCAGCGGAACCGGACGAGCCAGAGGAAGCAAGGGCGGTGGCCTGCAGACATTGAGCACATGGAGAACCGTGGCTCTGGCAACAGGCGAGGAACCGTTGTCAACGGAAACGACACAGACCGGTGTCTCTACTAGAGTTTTGGAAATCTACGGAGGACCATTCACGGAGGAAAAGGAAGCAAGTCTTATGCATCAGCAGGCAGGACTTAACTGTGGCTGGGCAGGACCTGAATTCATAAAACGAGTGATGGAAACAGATGAGCGTACCATCACGGACAGTTACGACAGAATGGTGGAAGAGGTTTACCGGATAGCCAACGGTACCAGCGGCAGCCATATAGCAGGAATCAGTGCCGTAGCACTTGCAGACGCTATGCTTGAAACATGGATATTTTCAGAGGCAGAGCCAGAAGGAAGTGTGTCAAACAGCGGAAAGCAGGAGCTTATTATTTCCCCGGAGGTTTGGCAGAGGTCAGTTCAGATGGCACATACCATTATAAGAGAGCAGTTAGCAGCAGGTGTGGCCGACGTAAATGAGAATGCAACGCAATATATTGTCGACTGGGTTTTATCGAATCGGCAGTATTTCGGAGAGAAAGCAATCGGAACGTGTCTCGGAACGATAAGTTTAGATCAGAAAACAGCATATATATTTCCTTCCATTCTGAACAATACACTTACCAAGGCAGGGTACAGTCCAAGAAAAACACTGAAGTATTGGGCTGATAACGATATTATTTCAAGCACTCCAAAGGCAAACGGTGGCAGGGTATACAGTATAACAAAGTGGTTTGATGGAAGAGTGTGCCGCTTTGTAGAGTTTGACTTGAAACGGTTCTCCAAACCGGTAGACCCACTGGATGAGGATGAAGCGGCAGCAGAACAGGCACCGCAACCTCAGGACGGATGGCAACAACTCGACTTAGGAGTGTCTACACCGTTTGATGAGCCGGAAAAGGCAGAGGAATTACCATATTAAAGGGTGTAAAAACCTAACACCTAATTTTTAGGTGTTAGGTTAGGTGTTAGGTTAGGTGTTAGGTCAAAAACCTAGTAAAATCAAGGCTTTTAGAGCCTATTTTATATAACTTAACAACTTAACACCTATTTTATAGGTTATATATGTTTTGCGATTTGCACACTTTTTCGCAACTCGTATAAAAAGTTTAGGTGTATTTCTCAAAATTAGGTGTTAGGTGTTAGGAATGCCTGCAAACCCAGTAAAATCAAGGGGTTTCACTTAACACCTAGCAAAAAAATTAGGTGTTAAGTATTTTTAGGTGTTAGGAGGTGTAAAAAATGGAGAAACCCACGGAAATCCTAGAAAAAGTGGCAATTTCACTTGAAAAATACAAGAAAAACAAGACACTTGTATCACCAGAGGATTTAGCAGGAAAGTATAAGGTTCCGTTTCAGAAGTTGAAAGCGCAGCTTGCAGATGAACTTTCGGAATATTTAAAGGCTTGTAGCTTAGAAGGATTGAAGGTCATTCAGGATAACAACCTGGAGAATTTCACAGAAGCTGTAAACCGGATATACAAAGATGCCAGTATAGGAAAGAGGGTCGGCAAGGCAGCCTTTAAAGATTTTGACTTAGAGCAGGTAAAGCAGCTGGCAGAGGAGCTACGCATCAGGATATACAACGAAGCCTGGGTGCCATACTTTCAGAGATACATTTGCTTATACCTAACAGAAGAGTGTCTCGCAGATAAGAATCCACAGGCCCCACGGGTTTATAACAGTTTGGTGGATAAGTTCTTTAATGTGTCCACCGGCGAGTGGATAGCAGAGGTAAACAGGGAACCAGCGGCATTGATGTACGTTCATAGAGATTCATGGAGGGAATTATGAGCAAAACACTTACCAAAGTAATAAGCGAAATCCTTGAAGAGGTCAGAGAGGATATTTGTGATAACTATTGCAAGTATCGTGACACGGCAGATGAAGATAACTTATGCGACAAAATAAGGGACGGCGGGGAATGCCCTCTTGATAGGATTTGTTGACATTTGTAGGAACGGAGGAAAACAACATGAATAGAAACAAGAAAGGCGTTATGCCGGAGATTACCAGAGATATTTACAAGGGTGTAAAGAAGTTCGACCGCCAGCAGTTTACAAATTTCTGTACTGATATTTACAATTTCGGATTTGAGGACGGCAGAGAGAGTGTGCCGGGATTAGATATTGAAAAATTGTATGAGGCCATCGGAGCCACGAAGGGAATAGGCCCCAAGAAGCTGGAGGAGATTAAAGAGAATATTGCGGCAACACTTGGAGGTGATACATGATGAGTGGACGTAGAACGACAAAGCGGTGTAAGGAAAATAAAAAGATTGATATTGAGGAATTGCAAGAATTTAATAATTACATCAGGCAATGGGCTCTGAAAAAAATGCGTAAGCAAGAGAAAAAGTTGCTCTACTACGCAGAAGTTTATTTCGGGGAACCGGTAACGATTGTTTATGCCAAGGATGAGCGCACAAGCAGAGCGGGAACAGAAAACATTATTTGATTACAAGCGAGGTAAGCTATGACAGAAAAAGATAAAAAGGAAATGCGAGAAAGTTTGATGGTTATGTCAGAGAGTTATTTTTCCATTTTTGTCAATTTCCTCTCAAAGACCGGAAGCACTGAGCAGGCATTTCGATTAACTAAGGATATGTTTTCAGCATTATTCAATCAAAATGCAGGTAAAGTAGATTCATTAAGCATTTTTTGGGACCAAGGAGGAGATACAAAAAAATGAGGAGATTAGATCAGTTTCAGACTAAGGCAGAGGCGATAGCTTACATACAGGAAAATGTATATGGGTGTGCCGGTGTTAAACACGCAGAAAAGTATCTGCGGGAACACCTACCCAGGGAAAGCTACTACCAGGACAAAATTATTAAGTTTCTGAATGAGGCCTACCCGGAAGGGTTTGCATGGAAGGAAGCCGCCGGGCCGTATAGCCGACAGGGTATACCAGATGTGTCTTTCATAAAAGACGGCCAGTATTATGGATTTGAGGTTAAGCGGCCATTCATGGGTGTGCTTAGTAAGATTCAGGAGCAGACCATTAAGAGAATCCGGGCAGCAGGCGGCATAGCTGAGGTGGTAACATTCACGGAGGATGTACGAAAGATTGTGGAGGGGAACAGTAATGGCGTATAGATGTAAGAGAAATTCAAGCATAGAATGCGACGGTTGCGGATATTGCAGCCAGCAGGAGGAAGAAACCAAAGAGAAATGCTGCGGAACTTGCCAACACCATGAATTTGACGACGAGGAAGGCGACTGGGTGTGTTCAAACATAGATAGTGATTATTACGCAGATTTCACCGGGTACAATCATTCCTGCAGCGAGTACGATGAAAGGTAGGTGGCTATATTGACTTTTTATAGAGCAACACATAATGAAACCGGTGAAGTTTTGGAAGGTTCAACAAAGGAACTTGCTAAGGTTCTAAATGTGCTTCCCACATCAATTAACCGGGCAGCAACGGACAAAGTAAATATAGGCACTCATTGGCAGATTTTAAAGGTTGAAGGGGAAAAATTAGAATCTGCTATGAGGAATTTTCCTATTGAATTGCGTGATGAATGGGACAGAGTAACGGAACCTTTTAAGGAGGCAAGCCGAAGGAAGGCTTTAGGATTGGGGGTGTAAGGGATGAGCATGACTGAGAATGAAGCAAAAGGTTGGTTAAATCTTGTAAATGGTGGTTTTTATGATTTAGATGAAAGAAGTAAGGCAATCAGAGTAGCAATCTAAGCCCTTGAAGAAATCCAACAGTACAGAGCAATCGGCACAGTGGAAGAAATTAGAGAGATATATTCACTTTGTAAGATTCTGCAAAACGTAGTGAAAGATTATTCCGCTATCGGAACAGTGGAAGAATTTAAGGCATTGAAAGAGAAGAACGAGCCGAAGAAACCGATTAAAAACAATCCTATTATAAATGAGGGATGGTCAAAGGAAGCAACGCTTTGCCCTATGTGTAATGGATATGTAAGTAGATTTGGTGACAATTATTGCCCTAAGTGCGGAAATAAACTTGATTGGCAATGAAAGGAAGTGAAGAAAATGGGCAGGTTGATTGATGCGGAACATGCATTGCAACGATTTATCAAAGAAACAGAAGCCAGTGGAAAAGATTGTATACATATCAATACAATTAAAAGACTTTTGCAGGACATAGACACAGCCTATGATGTGGAAAAGGTTGTGGAAGAAATTGAAGAATTTTATGAAGATGCGGAGCATTACGGATTTGCATCTGCATTATCAGATATTGTGGAAGTTGTGAAATGGGGTGGTGTGGAATGACAAAAGGCGAATATTTGGATTCTGTTGGTGTTATGGTTTTTATGAATCCCAAAACACTGCAAGAAGAAGCGGATGAAGATTTCAAAAGAATGGCGGATAGGCTTGTGGATAATTTCCGCAGTATATACAACGAAAATGAGGATAGCGAGGTGTAACATGAAAGAATTTATAGATAAGCTGATTGGTAGGTTGGAAGAAGAAAAGCAAGGAAAATTAAATTTATATTGTGATGGTTTGAATTTTGCAATGCGAACAGCCAAAGAACTTGCAGAGGAATATGAAAGAGAACACATAGTTGATTTGTGCAATCAAATCTGCAACAAAGCAGATGAAATTTTGCAGAAATCCGAAGAGGATGTTTGCTATTGCCAACGTGATTACTCATATATTTCTGACAAATACAAGGTTCAAACTAGATGCGGATATACTTTTTATGATTTGCACCATGCAAAACCTTTTAAGTATTGCCCTTATTGTGGCAAGAAAATAAAGGTGGTGGAGTGATGAACGATGAAAATATTCAGGATCTGTACGAGAACAATAATGATTTTAAAAGATATGTTGACCGTTATTGCCGGACGTATGGACTGAGCGTCGAGGATGCTTTGGAACACAATCTGGTTCAGGAAGTAGGCAAGCAATATCAGGAGAAAGCAGAGGCTGAGAAAAATTAAGATTTAGCGAGGTGGAGTATGACAAGTAATGATTATGACAGAATAGAAAAAATAGCTTTTCAGTTAGACAGTCAAGTGTCTGTTAAGACAGCTAAGGAAATCGAAAAAGCAAGAAGTTATAAAGAAGGGTATAGTCAAGCTGTAGCAGATTTATTGAAAGTTGCAAAAGATCATATTGGTTGTGCTGATATACCAATAAATTGAAATTTGCAGATGGAAGGAGAAGTACCATGAACCGAGCACAGAGAAGAAAATTAGATAAGGACCAGAGGAAGAAACATTTTTCCGGGCAGGCAGCAGCTGCTACGGAACAGCCGGACTTCTCCGGTGTGCCGCTTGCAACAGTGTGCCAGAGCATACAGCTTTTAATAAATGAGCTTTATAGCAGGGGATATCCTGTATACGATTTTGATAACAAAGATAAATTCGTTCAGGGCATCCAGATTATCCAGGGAAAAGTTTATTTCCTTGCAGCTAAGGAGGAATCAGACCATGAAAAAGTATGAGGAGCAGCTTTCACCGGAAGCAGTCTTGTTAAACCAATACCTGAACCAATATAAACGATGCATAGAGAGAAAGAAGTCTTTGGAGCGTAGGCAAAAAGAGATTGTTTGGGAACTCGACCACCCACTTAAGGCTGTCTCTTATGACGGTATGCCACATGGCAGCGGAGAAAGCGTCGGCTGTGCCGCTCTTTCTTTCAGGCTGGATGAAATAAGTGGAAGGATTGAGGAACAGAAGAAAAAGTCCATTAAGGTCTTGGCAGATATTATGGATGTTATAGAATTGCTGCCGGAGAATTCCATGGAACGGTCCATTATTGAACATAAATACATAGACCGATTTAGCTGGGGCCAGATTTGCAAGGCAGAGCATATCAGCAGGACACCGGGTACCAGGTATTGGAGAAAGGGACTGTATGAGCTGTTGGAATTTAAGAAGGTACAGCAGATCGTGCATGACTACGAAAAAAGTTTGGAGGAATTGGGTTAAGCCCGATTCCTCGGTAAATTAAGATTTGCGGAGGTGTTTATATGAAAGTGAACGATTGTAAAAAGTGTCCTTATCATGGCTCATATTTTGATAGTTTTATTGGAGATGGTGATGAATGGTGCGAATGCGGAATATGCGGATATGGGGAAATTTTAGAATGTAAATACCCTTTATTTATAAGACATATTCTTGCTTACAGACAAAGAAAACGTCAAGAAAAATGGGATAAGGAAGCAGAAAGTAATATGCTGAAAGAGGAAGAACGAAAAGCATACAAGTGCTTAAATTTATCAGAGGATATTTACTTGATACTTCAAAAATCAGCCGAAGAATTAGAAAATGTGTATGGTAGAGAAACAGAATTAACACAGGAAATTAGAGGTATGGTTGAAAAATTAGAAGCAATATAAATTGAAATTTAGCACAACAACTCAAATAAGAACTGAAATAATTTGAGTTGATTCCAGTACGGAATGTGTCTATAATATTTTTTAACAGAGAAAACAACATCACAAGGAGGACAACGAACATGGAACGAGAAGTAGTATTTCCGGAACGTATGGAAGTGTGTCAGAATCACCCTGACAAGGCAGAAATCTTCTGGCTGGAACAAATGCTGATTAAAGCAGGCTATCCGTATTACTTTAATTTCTGGGAAGATTTACGGCCTGTGTTTGGCGGGAATGAGGACGGCGACCCAGAGAGCATTGACTGGAACACCTACAAATTTTTGATTGAGGTCGGCAGACCTGCAGAGAGCGCAATTTGCCCGATTAGCGTGTGCTTTAACAGACAGGGCGACCCTAAGCTGTTAGAAATTCTGTACATAGGAACGGAAGCAAGTTGGGAACCCGTAGAAAAGCTTCATTTCGGGCTTTCTGCCGAAGAGGCTATGGAAATTATCGAAAAGTTTTTTGAAACGGCTTAGTGAGGAACGTGCGAAGCGAGAGAGGCAGCAGTGGAAACATTGCTGCTTTTTTTGTCGAAAAAAAGGAAGGGAATCACGATTGACAGATAACTTGTATGGTTGTAACGTAAAATCAAAGATACATTAGATAAAATATAAAAATTTACTAAGGAAGAAATAAAGATTTTTATACTATGGGTGGAATCTATATTTCTTTTTTGTTGGATGTTTTGTGTGTTGTGTATAATTGAAAGGATGGTGTTTTTTATGGGGAAAGATATTAACAACACGCCGCTAAAAGAACTCGTTGAAGAAATTAACAGAATGTTAAAAGGGAACCCTAGAGCAATTCGGCTGGTTTATGCCTTTTTGATTGGGCTGACCAGCGGATAATATTTTTTTGAAGTTGGTACACAAGAGTACATATTTTTATGATATTATAATTTCACCGGTAGGTGTGCCGGATGTTGTTTTCTCAGCCGGGGAGCTGTGCCTTTTTTGGGGCATGGCTCCTGTTGCCTTTGCAGCAAAAAAAATAGCACCCGGACGAGGTGCTATTTATCAGTTTTTATTTCAGTCACAATTTTCAATAGGGTTTCCATTTCATTTTTTTGCGCCAGGAGACTTGCTTCCATAAGGGCCATATCTATTGGTTCCAGACTGATTTTTTCACCTGCAATGTACAGAGTGATATTTTTTTCAGATAAGAATTTTATGATTTTCATTAGTTCCCCGATGTTTCTACCGAGGTGACCTGTCGACAACACATGAAGCGCATCACCAGGGTTTAAAATTTGCAACAAATCCCGCAGACCACTACCGTCTGTCTCCACAAGGATTTTTTCAGCGCCTTTTTTACGCAGTAGGTTTGCTTGTTTCTGCTCTATTAGTTCCCGGTTTTCAATATTTTTTCTTACGTTTACATAGCCGTAAATCATTTTTTGTCTCCTTATTCATCAAGTATTTTTTCCATTGGCACACCGAGTGCCTGAGCCAGCGCTCTTACAGTTTTTACACTTGCAATATTGATATCATTTTTTCCTTGCTCGTAGCATTCCAAAGTGCGGAAGCTTACACCGGATAATTCAGATAATTTTTTTCGGGACATTCCGACTTCACGTCTTGTTTTTTCCAGCGCGCTCGGATTTGGATTTTTTGAACCTCGCATACTGCACCTCCTAAGTTTTTGCGCCGAGTCCATGTGTCCCGGCGCTTTTCATTATACTACTTCGACCGTATTTTGTCATTACCAAAGTCCCCAGAACCGGTAATCCGGTCTAGAAATTTTGTCCCGCGCAGCTTCCAGGAATTTCAGGTCAAACCCGAAGGATTTATAACCGGTTGCGATAGTATTGAAGTATGTGTCCGAAGGGAAGCAGGGGCGCATACGGTCTTCATTCATAATGTAGACCATTGCGGTCACGGTAGAACCGTCGACCATAACTACCTCGATATCTTCCTTGCGGTAGAGGTGTGGCCAGCCTTCGTACACGTCCAGATTTTTTTCATCCCTTGCAGAGATTTCCCAGATGCCAACCGGCACATCTGTGTCGGCGCCGGGCAGGATCGTGGCGACGCCGTTTCGGTTCCAGTTCCCCCAGAAGGTCAGGGAATAATTTTTGATAACGCCGGAGCCGTAGACCTTAGCGTCCGGGCAACGGTAACGCATCTGACCCAGATGTAAATTTGAACCGTAAGCTACATAAAGTTTTTTGTTAGATTTTCTTGCCATAATTGTGTCCTCCTTGTATTTTCAGAATGATTTTTTTGCCTGCCATCGTCAGAGCCGGTAGGCTATCCCCGGCTGACGCTCCAGCTCGGAGCGTTTCGGCTTATACAGTGATTGCCAAAATATTTTTGATTGGCACATAGTAATAATTTTCATTTTGTGTCCAAGTTTCTATGTAGCCGTCCTTCCATTCATAATCGCTGAGCATTGTTGCGATTGTAGCACCGTTTACGAGGGTAATCGTAATCGCAATATCTTCCGGCTTGTCTCCTTGTTTCTCAGTTATTCTTTTAATGTGGTTCATAATGTTGCAGAAAATTTTTTCATCCATAATTTGTGTCCCCCTTAGATATAATTTTTAAGATAAATCATTTCAAGTAGCGTAACTTTTTCACGCAAGTCGGTGCAGGCTTTCAGGGTTTCTTTGAGTGGATGCTCCAGCAGGACCGAATAAGGAATTGCGTCAAGCATTTTTTGATACCGTTGGATATCCGGAAGAGTAAACCACCATTCCTTGAATTTTTTCTCAGCAGCTTCGGACCAGCGTATAATTGTTTTCATATCTTCGTCCGGAATATAGGTTTCCGGATTGTCGATGTAGAACTTAATTTTTCCACCTTCTGAGATGTGTCCTATCACCTTATAATCACCATTTTCCAGAACCGCTTTGTTGCAGAGTGTTGTGCCGTTTCCCAGGCAACCGCCGAATAATTCAAATTTTTGTGCCATTATAGATACCTCCTAAATTTTTTGTGCCTCATTTTTTTGAGGGAATACCGGCCGGGGAGTCGAACCCCGGTTTGTGTCTCTCGACCCGTTCCGGCTATGCGGATTTTTTCAAGCGGTTATGTATCCAGGTTGATGTATCAGTTACGTCCACCATAGCGGTGTAATATTTATCACCGATTCTTGCGTATTGGTTGGTGTAGGTTCCGGTATACATTTCCCTCATGCAGAACATTTCAACTCCGGCAATCGTGCACCATTTCAAAGGCGGCAATACGTTTAACATTTCCTCGAACCGTTCCGCGGTTGTTTCGGTTACTTCGCCGCTTACCATGGCTTTTTTCTGGCGGTTCAGGAACTCATCGAAAGTCATTACTTCATATTTTGCATTTTCATATTGAGCTTTGCAGCTTCGCCAGTAATCAGCCCGGTCGGGATAATTTTTGATATGGCTTTCATAGGTTGCTACGGTTTCAGCGGCACTTTTTTGTGCCCGCTCGATTGCTTCCAGCGCACCGTCCGCATCACAGAAAGTATAAACGCTTGCATAACCACCATTTACATTTACTACTACTAATTCATCATTCTTCATAATCAAATCCTCCTAAGTTTTTATAATACGGTTGCAACCGTATTTGTTTGTGTCGTGAGTGTAGCTCTGCCGGAGCAGGAAGTCAAGTCTTTTTTGAAAAATTTTTCGACCGCCAATCTAGGCCAGAAATGACAGCCACCAACTGTGCCCATTTTCATCGCAGTAAATCCATCCCCATTCTTCGCAGAATTTTTCAGCAGCCTCGACGGTTGGAACTGTCTCGATTATTTTTTCTTCGCCGGTTATCTTGTTTTTACCGTAGATTTTTATCATGTTTGAATCCTCCTAAATTTTTTGTGCCCGATTTTTTTCGGGAGACCGCCGCCGGGGAGTCGACCCCGGCCACCATCCTCTGTGGCGGTTATTTTTAAACTTCAACCAAAAGACCGCATTTTTTCATTTCAGACCACCAGCAGTCAACGTCTGCAAAATTTTCTGTGTCGCCATTTTCTGCGAACCATGAGCGCCAGCCGGCTTCCGTTCTTATTTCGTCCAATTCATAAGCAATATATTTTTTCATTCCTTTGTACCTCCTAAATTTTTTATTGACCCGGAACTGTGCCGGAAAAGCCCTCCCCGGAATCGAACCGGGATTTTTCAGGAACCTCCCTGAGGGCTGTGCCCCGGCGACCTATCTATATAAGTCGCCGTTTTTACCAAATCGCCAAGCCGCGTCGCCTTGCAAGCGTTTAATGAAAAGCTTGTGCGGATTTTTGAACATCTCGCCAGTCCAGCCCATGCGATTTAACCAAGTACGCATTGCGAATTTTTCATTGCCAGCCGCCATGATTGGATTTTTCAGAGCGCGGATATTTTTCTGGGTTAATGCGCTTGCATTCATGGAAAGAACCAAGAGCACATAAGCACGAATCTCGCCAGCGTGAAGGCTTGCATTGAAAGCGCGGATTTCGATAGTATTTGAAGCCTTACCTAAGGTTGAGAAGTAGCGGTGCAAATTTAAGATATGGTAGCGGCTACGATTGTAATGCGCCTCGCGGCTTTCATATGGAGCATATGTGCCGTACCAAGCGTCCGCTAGCTTTTCAAGTGTGTCGGCGTTCTTTACCGCATCTACTAAACGCTGGTCGATTGCCTCACACCAACGACGGCGGGCATCGGTAACGCCTAAAGACTTGCGAACCAAGTCGTCATTTGAATACATAAGGTGAATAAAGTTGCGAACCGTTTTAGCATTGTGTCCCTTGCCGGATACGTGTACATGGATACCGCAACCGTACTGGGTACCGGATACAGCTCCGGCGGCTCTAAGAGCTCGAATGATTTCCTGCAGGCTTTCCATATCCTCGGCGTATGTAATAGGCGGTGTGTTCATCTCGCAACATGTAGCAGTTCCGCCGGTCGGCTGGATTGAGGAATCATAAACAAAATCCCATTCACGACCGCGGGCATCGGTACAAGTCCACTTGTCGTAAGTTCCGCCCTTATGCCATACGCGGCATCCGTTACCTAATACAGAAGCGGCTACTCTTGCGGCGCTTTCTCTTGTAATTCCAGTCATTTCGATTTCTACACCAACGGTGGTGTTCATGATTAAGTTGATGTTAGGTGTTGTACTCATATTGTTTTCTCCTTTCGGTTTTGAAGGTTGGGTTGCAACCGTTTGTTTCGTTGGTGCAACTATAGCTCTGTGCCCGAACAAAAGTCAACACCCAAAAATCAACTTTGTCAGGTCTGCACAAAAACGATTGTAGCGTGTTGTCTAAAAGGTCGATAGCAGAGCCGACCACATACGCGCATACATACGCGCGCCAGGGCAAGCCGGACCAGCGCCGGATCTGCTAGGACCATGCACACATACGCGCGCAGGCGCGACTAATGGAAGAAACGCAAACAAGGCTGTGCCGATACCATACGCAAGGCAGAACACACACAAGCCCACCCATACACATGCGCTCGCGCGCTAATGGAAGAAACACCATTAGAGCTGTGCCGATAGAGCCGGAGCACATACGCGCATATATACGCATACGCAAGGCTGTGCCCATAGAGCCGGAGCATACCAAGAGCCGGAGTTGTGTCTGGTTCAGATTGCAATCAATAGAAAGCTGTGCCTTATACGCAAGGCTCACACATACACGCATACGCAAGGCAGAGCTGTGCCCTATATACACACACAACAGCCAAGGCACAAGGCAAGCCATGTCTCCATAGAAGCAAGGGAACCGGAAACAAGGCCTCGCAGAGCCGGCAAAGCCGCACTGTGCCTAGGAAAAAGGCCACTGTGCCCGGTACTAAGGTACTACTGTGCCAGCTCTCCTATGCGGGGCGAGGAAAGCCCATAGTTTTTGCCGGCGAAAACCAAAATTTTTCGGCCATTTCGTTACGTATTTTTTGAAAAAGAGTACAAAAGAGTACAAACACATGTGCTACAATAGTATTGTGGAAATTTGAAAAAGCGGAGCCGTAGAGGTTTCCGCTTTTTCTGTTGGAGGGATTGGCTTTGAAAATAGAAAATAGAAGAATTATTGACTTGAAGCCGGCCGAATATAATCCGAGAAAAGCATTGACGCCGGATGATGCTGAATATCAGAACATAAAAAGAAGTATTGAAACTTTTGGTTACGTTGACCCTATTATTATAAACAACGACGGAACTATTATAGGCGGTCACCAAAGGTGTACCGTTCTTTCAGATTTAGGATATGAGGAAGTTGAAGTCGTAGTTGTTGACTTAAACAAGCAGGACGAGAAAGCCCTGAACGTAGCATTAAATAAGATTACCGGAGAATGGGATAATCTGAAATTAAAAGATTTGCTGATTGAGCTTGATTTAGGAGATTACGATATCAGCGTAACAGGTTTCAGTAATCAGGACTTAGAGAATCTGATTGAGTTGACCGATTTTGAGCCTGAGGTATCAGAGGACGAATTCGACGCAGACGAAGCATACAATGACAGCGCTGCAGGAGAGCCTTTAGTAAAGCGAGGCGAGGTTTGGCAGCTTGGCCGCCACCGTTTGATGTGCGGCGATAGTACAGATATTGACGATGTTCAGAAGCTGATGGGTGCAGAACTAATGGACCTTATCATTACAGACCCGCCTTACAATGTAAATTACGAAGAAAAGGCGGCAGCATTAAATAAATACAGACCGAATAATAATGGTTCCATGGTTATTGAAAATGATGTGTTGGACTGGGATGATTTTTATACATTCCTTTTCAGAGCATTTATCAGCATGGCAGCCTACATGAGAGAGGGAGCAGCCATTTATGTATTCCATTCTGACAACGAAGGACTTACATTCCGTAGAGCTTTCGATGATGCTGGTCTTACATTGAGACAGGTATTGGTTTGGGAAAAGAACAACTTTGTTCTCGGAATGCAGGATTATCATTGGCGACATGAACCTATTCTTTATGGACAGAAAGACGGAGCAAGACGTTATTTTATCAATGACCGTACACAGGACACAGTTATTTTGGAGGACGATGTTGACTTTGAGGCTATGAAAAAGCCGGAGCTGATTCAGTATATTAAGGATATGATGCATCGGTATGCAGACCAAACATCTGTTATTTATGAGAAAAAGCCTATGAGTAATAACTTGCATCCGACAATGAAGCCACTTGAACTGATCGCAAAGCTTATGAAGAATAGCAGTAAGAAGGGTTGGAATGTTGGAGACCTTTTTGGAGGTAGCGGCAGTACCCTAATGGCAGCAGAGCAGCTTGGGAGAAATGCCTACATGATGGAATATGACGAGCATTATGCTTCTGTAATCATAAAGAGATGGGAGGACTTCACCGGTCAGCAGGCCGTTAGGATTGAGGTGTAATATATGGCGGAGAATGAGAATACAACAGAAAAAGGCTATTACAAGGTTGATGTTATAGCGAACCTTTTCGGAGTAAGCGTCCGTAGGATTCAGCAGCTTACCCAGGAAGGCGTTATTTCTACAGTTCAGACGTCCCAAGGTCGGAGGTATGAATTAGCACCTACTATTCAAAAATATGTAAAATATCTTTCCGATAAAGCTTATGGCAAGTCAAAGTCGGAGGCAGAAGAAAAGCTTAAGGAGCAGAAGCTCCGTGCAGAGATTGCCCTGAAGGAATCCCAGGGTGAGCTTCATAGATTAAGAACAGAGATTGCGGCAGGTAACTACGTTTCCGTTGAGGAAGTGAAAATAGATTACAGCCGCTTTTTTATATCCTTCAAAAAATTTGCTATGTCAATACCAAGCAAGCTGGCAGGGCGCTTGACCGGATTCGTTGACCCGGTAGAGGTAAGACAGCTGGAAAATGAGCTGCAGAAGGAAGTAACAAAACTTCTAAAGAGCTTCGTGGTTAGTGCAATCATTGAAGAGAAGCAGCCAAAGGATAGCACAGATGGCAAGACGTAAGTCTATTCCGGTAACTGCGTATCAGTATGAAGCCCTGCAGGTGTTAAGCCCACCAGAGCAACTTACTGTGTCTGAATGGGCCGAGCAGTACCGAATGTTAGACTCCAAATCTTCTGCTATGCCAGGACCGTGGAGCAATGATGTTACACCGTACCTTGTAGGTGTAATGGACGAGTTCAATAACTACGAAACGGAGCAGATTGTTTTTGTTAAGCCTACTCAGATAGGTGGAACAGAAGCATTGCAGAACATGATAGGTTACATTGTGGCGCAAGACCCGGCGCCTACAATGATTGTATACCCTACGGACACTCTTGCTAAATCCGTGTCCGAAAACCGATTACAGCCCATGCTTAGGGCTACACCTGAGATTGCAAAGAAGTTCGACGAGAATTCGTCGCTTTTGGAATTGCAGTTTGACAATATGTATTTGACGCTGGTCGGTAGTAATTCACCTTCGGGTCTTGCCAGTAAGCCTATACGATTCCTGATGATGGATGAGGTAGACAAGTATCCCGGAGCGAGTAGCAAAGAGGCCGACCCGATTAAGCTGGCAACAGAACGTACAAAGACGTTCCATAACAAAAAAATATATATTACCAGTACTCCCACTTTAAAGACCGGCCATATTTGGAAGGCCAAAGAGAGTGCTGATATAGAGAAACATTACTTTGTGCCTTGTCCGCATTGCGGTGAGTTTATAGAGTTCAAGTTTCAGAACATACGTTTTCCCGACGATGAGGGTATGAGCTATGCGGACCGGGCAGAATTTGCAACGTATGTATGCCAGGAGTGTGGCTGTATCATTACGGACAACGATAAGCATAATATGCTGCGTTTGGGAGAATGGCGTGTTGTACGTCACAACACCAAATATGTCCGTAGTGTAGCATTTTGGATAAATACACTTTACAGCCCATTTGTAAGATGGGCCGATATTGCGAAGGAATTCTTACTTACAAAAGATGATCCGGAAGAGTTTCAGAACTTTACTAACTCATGGCTTGCAGAGCCGTGGGAGGACACAAAACTGAAAACCAATGCGGAGTTGGTTTTAGAGAGGCAAACAGAATTGCCGGCGTTTGTGGTACCTTCCTGGGCAAAGATGATTACCGGTGGTGTGGATGTTCAGGAAACGTCCTTATATTGGACTATCAGAGCATGGGGCGATTTCTTGACAAGCCAGAATATAGCGCACGGTCAAGCGCTTTCTTTCGAGGAGATTGACCGAATTATGAACATAGAATACATGACCGAGGACGGAGAACCTGTGGTAGTTAATCTGTGTCTGATTGACTCCGGTGACCAGACAGATACGGTATATGATTTCTGTGTTTTTCATTCCGATTACGCATTACCAGTTAAAGGTGCCAGCCACGCCCAACTTAGCCACTATAAGCTAAGTAAAATCAATCGAGAAGGCAGCAGCGCCAACGGTATGACCCTTGTATTAGTTGATGGTGACAAATACAAAGATATGATTGCCGGACGTATGAGGAAACCAAACGGACGTGGAAGCTGGATGGTGTATAACGATTGTGACTATGAATATGCGACGCAGGTTACGAATGAGCACAAAATCAATGTAAAAAGCGGCGGCCAGGTTAGGCAGGTGTGGAAACCCAAATATAGCCACGCTGATAACCATTATTTAGATACTGAGGTTTACGCTATGGCGGCAGCCGACATTATGGGCGTCCGAACCTTGCACCTTGGAAACGAGGAGCAGCAAGGCAGACCGAATACGACAGTAGATTCAGAGGAAACACCTGAAGAACAGTGGATTCGGAAACATGAAAACTGGATTTAGGAAGGAGGTAGACTATGGCTGACAATACAAATCAGACACCTATTACTACGAAGGATATGTTGCAGCAGGTAAACGCCGCAATTATGGCGATTGCAGTAGGTGGACAAAGCTACAAAATTGGTAGCAGAAGCTTAACCAGAGCTGATTTAAAACAGCTATATGCTATTAAAAATGACCTTACAGCGCAGATAGCAGCAGAAAGTTCAGGAGGACTTCTGGATGATTGCTATGTTGCAATATTTGACGGTCGATAGGAGGGCAGCATGGGATTTATTGATAATATTGTAGCGGTATTTTCCCCGGAAGCTGCTTATAGGAGAGAAGCGTACCGTCAGGCATATGAGGAGCTGAGGTCAAGCTACGATGCAGGCTCTTTCGATAAGAACAACCGTAACTGGCGTGTAAGTAATGCATCAGCAGAGATTACAGACCGGTATAGCCGCGACGGTGTCCGGGCAAGAGCCAGGGACTTAGAACGCAATAGCGACATTATGAACTCCATAGTTGGAGCTTTCAAAAGAAATATTGTAGGTGGCGGCTATCACGTTCAGGTAAAGACCGAGGACGAGGATCTGAATAAACAGATTGAGCTGGCATGGAAGAAATGGTGTAAGAAGCAGAATTGCGACATTACCGGAACACAGAGTTTGAATCAGATTATCAGAATGGCCGTAGAGCGTAAGAAGATTGACGGCGGTATTCTCTTTGTAAAGAGGTACACAAGCGACGGTTTTGTTCCATTCAAGCTTCAGATGATTGAAGTGGACGAATTGGACGCTGGTACCGTACAGCCGAAAAACAAAGGCAATAAGGTTGTTGGTGGTATTGAGTTCAATTCATTCAATAAGCCGGTAGGTTACTTCATCAGGCAATACGACGTAGATGGTTATGGATTACGTGAACCAATATGGATAGAGGCAAAGGATGTTATTTTCTATTTCACGAAAAAGCGCCCCTCGCAGCTTAGGGAAATGTCAGATATGTCGGCCACTATTCCCCGCATCCGTGATATTAACGAGTTTATTACAGCTGTGTCGGTCAAGGAACGAATCATGGCTTGCTTATCCATCTTCATTAAAAAGTTGCTTCCTACTTCTGGAATCGGAAGGGGTAACGGCACTGTAAGCGACAGGGTAAGTTATGAGGGTAAGACACTAACACCCGGAATGATTAAAGAATTAAACGCCGGTGATGAGATTCAGGTAGTAAATCCTTCCGGTCAGGGAGCCGATGCAACCAGCTTTACGAAGCTACAACAGAGACTTATTGGAGCCGGACAGGGCGTCAGCTATGAGGCTACCAGCCGCGACATGGCAGAAAGTACATATTCCTCAGCAAGACAGGGCCTTATTGAGGACGACCTTACCTATAAAGAGGATAGAGAGCTTTTGATTGAGGTATTAGATGAAATCTACGAGACCTTTATCATATCAGCTGTACTTTGTGGTGCAATTTCCATTCCGAAGTTCTGGAACGAAAAAGACCGGTTCTTATCACATGAGTGGATTCAGGAGCCTAAACCTTGGATTGACCCTTATAAGGAATCCAATGCTAACAAAATTGCCTTGCAGACAGGGCAGAAAACATATAAACAGATTGCCGCAGAGAACGGTCGTGATTGGCGTACACAGATTGACGATATGGCCGAAGTCTTAGAATACGGTAAGACCAAAGGAATTGATTTAGGAGGTGTTTTATTTGGTATCAAGGAAGAAAGTACTCCGGAGCCTGATGGTGACGAGGGAAGCGGAGGAAAATCAAACAAAAAAGAAGAATGATGAGCGAAACGGAGCACAGCAGAGGTTCCTTTCAGATTGTAGCATCAGGGCAATGGAAGGTGAAGGAAACGAGCGTAAATTTATTTTAAGCTTCTCTTCCGAGGAACCTTATGAGCGCTGGTGGGGTGTAGAAATCTTATCTCACTCAGAAGGAGCTCTTGACATGACAAGGCTTAATACCATTGGTTGTGTGCTTTTCAACCATGATAGAGATAAGGTAATTGGAAAAGTTCTTCGTGCCTGGATAGAGGACGGCCGAGGCAATGCAGAAATCGAATTTGACAGTGACCCGGATTCAGAGATTATCTATCAGAAAGTAAGGAGCGGAACCCTGAAAGGTGTGTCCGTTGGTTACAGAGTACATACATGGGAAGAGGTTGCAGCAGGAAGAAAATCATCCGACGGAAGATTTGAAGGACCTTGCGACATTGCTACTTTTTGGGAAGCATTTGAGATTTCCATTGTTAGTGTTCCGGCAGACCCTACAGTCGGTGTAGGACGTTCCCATGAGGAACCAGAGACTACTGTGCCTACAGTAGAAGAAAAGGGAGTAAGCAGCTTTTACTACAACGAAAAGCAGCTCCAAATAAACAAAAATCATTTTACAGGAGGTAAAAATTATGAATCGTAGACAGATGATTCAGAGACAGCAGGAGCTTCTTAACACAGCAAGAGCTGCACAGAGAGAGCTTACTGCAGAAGAACAGGCAGAATTTGATAGCCTGCAGAGACAGATTGAAGCTTTACCCGCAGAAGGCGGAGAAAGCGCAACTACACCTAATGGTGGCGAGAATGCTGACAGTATTCGTGCAGCAGCACAGCAGGCAGAGCGTACTCGTATTCGTGAAATCGAAGAGATGTGCGCACACTTCGGAATCGAAGCTCGTGAGTATATCGACAACGGTACTTCACTTGAAAATGCGAGAGCAGCAGTAATGGAACGCTTAATGCAGAATGGCGCACCTATTCAGCAGAGAGGTGTAGCAGATGTTACTGAAAGTGCCGAGGATAAGTTCAGAGCAGCAGCGGCAGACGCACTTGTAATGCGTTCTGGTATCGGCATCAATAACCCTGCAGAAGGTGCAAGAGAGTTGATGGGAATGTCCCTTAGAGACCTTGCAATCGAATGTTTGGCAACAGAAGGACAGACCGGTCTTAACAGACGTTCTTCCGAGGATCTGTACAATATGTTACAGCGTCAGTTCTTCAATCCTACCGCAGCTTTCCCGACAATCTTAGACAATGCTATTAACAAAGCATATGTTGAAGGTCATAAGACCGTTGCGGTTACTTTCGACCAGTGGACAAAGAAGGGCAGCTTGAAGGACTTCAAGACCCACGATAACAATTATTTAGCAGGTCCTGCAGGTGAATTCCTGGAAGTACCTGAAGGCGGCGAATTGAAGCATGACGTATTCAAGGATGAAAAGCGTCCTACCAGAAAGTTAAAAACTTATGGTCGTCAGTTCACCCTTACCCGTCAGGCATTCATCAATGATGATATTGACTTGGTAACTAAGATTCCCGCTAAGTATGCAGCCAGTGCAAGAAAGACTATCAATAAGCAGTGCTATCAGATTCTGGTTAATAACCCTGCAATCTATGATGGTACCGCATTGTTCTCTAAGGCACACGGTAACTTAGTAACTACCGGAACCGGTATTACCCAGGCTTCTATGCAGGCTATGATTATGGCATTGCAGAACCAGACCGACGAATTCGGTGATGCTATCATTGTTCGTCCCGCGACCTTGATTGTTCCTGCTGGTATGGCCTTTGATATTTATACTCTGTTCAATAGTCCTACTATTAACACAGAGGGTAATACTCAGGCTGTTAATCCGTTGTATCGTTATGCAAACAATATTCAGGTTGTAGAGGACCCTACAATCAATGTTCTGTGTGGCGGCTTCGGTAACGTAATGCCTTGGTGGTTATTAGGTTCTAAGGACGACACCGACTTCATGGAAGTAGATTATCTGAACGGTCAGGAAATTCCTACCATTCGTAGAATGGAAACACCCGGAACCCTTGGCTTTGTATGGGATATCTACCTTGACTGGGGTATTTCCGTTATGGATTGGCGTGGAGCCATTAAGAATCCCGGCGTGAAAATCGAAAATCCGTTGGCATAAAAAATAAGGAGGTAAACGAATATGTCTAAAGCAGCATATTGGCAGAGAGGCGAGAGCCTCGATTATGTAAATAAAACAGACGCTGTTATCGAGGCTAATACCATTATTAGCTTTGGTACAAGAATTGGCGTTGCAGGAACGGATATTAATCCGAATGAGAAGGGTTCTGTTCATGTAACCGGTGTATATGAAATTGAAAAGACCGGTACCGGTGCAATCGAGATGGGAGCAGCGGTTTACTTTGACGGAACCGGAATTACCGCTGATAATAGCGGCACTCCTGCAGGATACGCAGCAGCTGCAGCAGAAGCAGATTCAACAGTTATTTTGGTTAAACTGTTGGGCTAAGGAGGTAGCAATGGCAGGAGAAGAAAAGAAAGTAATCGACGATCAGATTCAGGAAGAGATTACAGAGACTACCGAGGTTGTAGAAGAACAGGAAGAGGTTACAGAGGAACAGGAAGAGCCTACAGAAGATGTCGAAGTGCCTAAAAAACTGGTGGCTACGTATCCTATTCTTTATCAATCCCGTCAATACAAGGTAGGAGAAATTCTTCCGGCAAACAACCATGAAATGGTAGAAGCATGGCTTGAAGCAGGAACTGCCAAATGGATTGCTGATGAAACTAACAACAAGGCAAAGGCCCAGCCCCGAACAGCGGAGCCGGGCCAGCCTGGTGAGGCAGTTGCATCAGAATCAGAAGATGGCGACAACCTTGTGGGCAAGGTTCCAAAGACTAATAGTCGTAGAAAAAAGTAATGAGGCGATAATATGACATTCAAAGAACAGATTGCATTGGATAATCAAACAGTATTTATGAATCAGGATGAGTTTGCAGAGAAGCACTTGATAAACGGTGTCGAAATGCCTTGCACAATAGACAATAATGAGCTGATTGACCGTGAAAAACGGTATCAGTATAAAAAGAGTCTTTATGCAGATGGTATTTATTTAAAGCAATTACTGATTTATGTAAGAGCTGAAGATTTCGGTCCCCTTCCGGCAATCGGAAGAGTAGTCACATTTGACAAAAAGTCCTATATTGTTTCCGATGCGATTAACGAGGATGGCATATACTCGCTGTGTCTGGAGGCGAATAAGACATGATTCATTTTCAGGTAGATATGCAGGACTTGACCCAAATCGAAGCTGCTCTTGGCAAGATGAAGGACAAGTCCAAAATGGTTCTTAGAACAGCCATTAACAATACGGCAAAACAGACCGTAACGCTCCTTGTGGATGAAGCGAACAGGCAGTATTACATAGCCAAACCGAAGGTTAAAAAGACCTTAAAAACCAAGAAGGCAACAGTCGGAAACTTGGAGGCTATTATTACCTCATCAGAGCCAGTTAATGAGTTGTACGATTTCAAAGTAAATCCAAGGACGTACATACGAGGTGGTGGCGTTCCTGGTGGCTACAAGGGAAACGTGCGTAGGGATAAATCCCCATCCAATCTTATATTAAGACCCGGAGCAACAGGCGATAAATATAGGGCGTTTGTAGTTCGGTATAAGAGCGGCCACATTACAGTCGGTCAGCGTGTGCCGGGTAAGCGTATGAAATCGAGACCTGATAAGGAATTTGTTAAGACTTTACTCTCACCATCTACACCAAATATGCTCGGCTATGAGCAGGGAGTATATGGTGTTGTAGAACCGAAAATGTATGATATGCTCCAGCAGAACATACAGGCGCAGATACTGAGGTATTTAGGATAGGAGGCAGGCTATGACACCGATTATGCTACAGGACGAGCTTGTAGAGGAAATGAAGCGGTTATTAGCCAATTACCTCTACAAGTCGCCAGCGGGAGAGCGTATACCAATCAATGTGTATGCGCAGAACATACCCGTAAATGAATCAGACGAGGATGATGACCCGATACCGTATATCATTGTCCGCCTAAACAGCGGGGACGATGATGGAACGCGAGACAGCTTTAACAAGGTTAAGCTGGTTATTATTATCGGTATTTGGGATGATTCACTGGATAACCAAGGACACCGGGATATTTTGAATATTATTCAGAAGGTGTACGAGCGTTTCCACACAAATCCTAATCTTAATAATAAGGCTGTATATGCCGGAGAATTCAACTGGGCTTTGCAGGATGATACATATTATCCATATTCCTTCGGAGCCTGCAGTTTGAATTTTAACATTGCAGCTATCAGAAGGGAGGATGAATTTGCATGAGTACAAATAAAAAGGTTTCTGTTACAAAAAAGCAGGGCAATTTGATGTACTTAGGACCCACCATTACCGGAGTGGTGAGACATTCCACAATTTTTAAGAATGGTGTTCTTCCGCAAAAAGTAAACGAATGCGTAGAACAGTTTCCGGCAATGAAGAAGCTCTTTGTTTCCATGGAAGAGATTCCAGGAGCAGTAAAAGAGTTAAAGAAAGAACAGAGCGCACTGGCAACAATATATTCCCAGACCGCGAAAAAATTTATTTAGTAGGAGGATAAAGAAATGGCATATTTGCATGGAGTAAGGGTTCAGGAAAACCCTACGAGTGTTGCTTCCCCTGTCTCTAATGAGAGTGGTGTACCGGTTATCTTTGGTACAGCACCTATTAACATGGCGGCAGAGCCGGATAATGCAACAAATAAGTTATTCCTTTGCAAAACATTTGCAGAGGCTAAAGCAGCAGTCGGATATTCCGAAGATTACGAAAAGTACACCTTGTGTCAGGCAATGGACGCTTTCTTTAAGGCGTTTGGTGTTGGCCCTATTGTACTTTGTAACGTGCTCAATCCGGCTACCCATAAAGCAGCATATACCGAAACACTGGCAGTTACTAACGGTCAGGCAGTATCCCAAACAGAGGGTGTATTGCTTTCAGGCTTAACAGCTAAAGCTGATACCACAGACCTTGTTTTGAATACCGATTACACGGTAGAGTTTAATGAAAGTGGGTATCTTGTACTTACAATCATTAAAGAGGGTGTTGCTTCCGTAAGTTTAACAGGAAACAAGCTCGACGCTTCCACAGTAACAGCAGAAGATATTATCGGTTCTTACGATGTTAGCACCGGAGAGGAAACCGGTACAGAGCTTGTAAGAAAGGTATATCCGCAGTTCGGTGTAGCACCTGGCTTGTTATTGGCACCCGGCTGGTCACAGAATCCTTCTGTTGGCCTTGCATTAGCAGAAAAATGCAAGGATATTAACGGCATGTTCAAATGTGAATGTGTTGTTGATATTGATTGCAGTTCTACCGGAGCTACAAAGTATACCGATGTAGAGAATGTAAAGAGCGAAAGCGGCTTTATCAATGAACACATGATTGCTTTGTGGCCTAAGGTTAAGTATGCAGGTAAGACTATGGCGTATTCCGCTATCTACGCTGCAATGGTGGCTTATACCGATTACAACAACGACAATGTTCCCAGCTTACCTCCTTCCAACCATGCTATTAGAGTAAGCGCAGCAGTTCTGGCAGATGGAACTGAGGTTATCCTTGATATTCCTCAGGCTAATGAGCTGAACGCAGTAGGTGTTGTGACCGCCATTAATATGAATGGTTTCAAGGCATGGGGCAACAATACAGCGGCATACCCTGAAACAACAGATCCGAAGGACCGTTGGATTAACTGTCGCAGATTCTTCTCTTGGTGGGGCAACAGCTTCATTATGAATTATCTGGTTAAGGTAGACAATCCGGCTAATTACCGTTTGATTGAATCTATCGTAGACAGTGAAAATGTAAGAGGCAACAGTCTTGTTTCCCAGGGCAAGTGTGCCGGAATCAAGATGGTATATGACAAAGCGGATAATCCTGTTCAGAATGTATTGGATGGCAAGATTGTTTTCAGACAGTACCTTGCACCATATACACCGGCAGAGGATATCCTTAATGTTCTTGAATTCGACCCGTCCATGATTGAGGCGGCTTTGGGAGGTGAATAAGAATGAGCGCAATGACAAACGTACCTGAAATTATCAATAATTACAACGTGTACAATAACGGAAATGTATTAATTGGCGTTTCCGGTTCTGTTACCCTTCCTACTTTTGATGCAATTACCCAGGAGGTAAGTGGTGCAGGAATTCTTGGTACCTATGACACCAGTGTTGTAGGTATGTACGGAAGCATGACACAGGAAGTACCGTTCCGTATTTTAGATCAGGATATCTTCACATTGATGAATCCTACCGAATTGGTGGATTTGACTTTCAGAGCTTCCGCACAGTCTACGGTAAAGGCTACCGGAGCTGTAGACTATAAGGGTATGCGTATCGTAGAACGTGGTCGCTTAAAGAGCTTTACTCCTGGTAAGTATGAGCTTGGAAAGCAGATGGACGCTAGTGTTACCCTTGAATTGCTTTATATTTTAGTTGAGGTCGATGGTAAAACCATGCTGGAATACGATAAGTTAAATTCCGTATTTACAGTAAATGGTAAAGACCTTCTGGAGAAAGTGAGGTCACTTTGCTAATGAGTAATGAAAAGAATATGGAAATCGAGGCAGCTGAAATAGCTGCCTCTACAGAGGAAAACGACGAAGATAGTATGGTTGTCACATTTAAGAAGCCATACCACTTTGAGGGCAAGGAATATACGGAAGTTGACCTTTCAGGAATGGAAGATATGACAGGAGCCGATATGATAGCCATCAATAAGATTATGCAGAGAACATCAGCAGGTATTGATGTTATGCCGGAAGTGTCCGTGGAATATGCGTTCCATTTTGCATCGAGAGCAGCTAAGCTTCCGGTAGAGTTCTTTACTAACCTTCCTCCTAGAGAGTCAATGAAGGTTAAGAATCGCGTCATGGGTTTTTTATTCGGGTCGGATTAAGGCCCTCTGACGCATCGAAGCTTAGAAAAATAATAATTCAACTATCAATGACATTGCAGACAGGGATTGATTATTTATCATCCCTGTCTGTTTTAGAATTACTGGAAACAATTAAGGAGGTGGCAGAGGTTGTCGACGACAGGAAGAGAATACAGACTAGCAATAAGAATAGCAGGCATTATAGATAGGTCGTTTACGACAAGTCTTACAGCGGCCAACTCGGCTTTAAGAAAGAATATAACTACTATCAATAGTAATTTTACAACATTGGATAAAGGTTTTAATAAGATTATGACCGTTGGTAAAAGCTGTTTTACCGCTATCGCCACAGCAGCCGGAGTAGCAACGCTTGCCATTGGAGCTGTGACTGCCGCATCTATTGCTGTAGGTACAGCATTTGAAACAGCTTTTGCAGGTGTAAAGAAAACTGTTGATGCTACTGAGGAAGAGTACGAAAGACTTAGGCAGGACATATTAGATATGGCAAGCGAACTACCTTCCAGCGCAGTGGAAATCGCAAAAACAATGGAAATAGCCGGACAGTTGGGTATTTCTAATGATGCATTAACAGATTTCACAGAGACCATGATTAATTTAGGTGTGTCTACAAACTTAGCAGCTGAAGATGCAGCTACGGCTCTTGCAAGGTTTTCCAACATTATGACAATGAAAAACTATGGAGAGGACGGTATAAGTAATTACGAGCGCCTCGGTTCTACTATTGTAGATTTAGGTAATAACTTTGCTACAACAGAAACGGAAATAGTGAACATTGCAACAGCACTTGCCGCTGCAGGTAATTTGGCTAAAATGTCAGAAGCAGATATTATGGGTATATCCGCAGCAATGAGTTCTGTAGGCCTTACAGCGGAAGCGGGAGCCTCAGCTATGAGCAGACTGATAATGCAGATGCAGCAAGCAGTAGCAGAGGGTGAGGATGAATTAGCCCAATATGCTGAAACCGCGGGAATGAGCGCTAAGAACTTCGCATCATTGTTCAGGGACGATGCAGCTAGTGCAGTTGTTAAATTTATAGAGGGTCTCAATCAGGCAGGAGAGGACAGTTATGGTATCTTGGAAGATTTGGAACTGAGTACGATCCGTACAAGAAAAGCGTTCTTATCACTTGCCGGAGCAGATGACTTAATGATTAGAGCAGTTGATATGGCTAACGAAGCATGGGAAGAAAATACTGCCCTTGCAATCGAAGCTGGTAAGCGTTACGAAACCACAGCGAGCCAGTTAAAAATCATGGGAAATGCTTTTAAGGAATTAGGAATAATTGCTTATGATGATTTGAGAGCTCCATTTATTGAGGTAATCAATACTATAACAGATAAGGTAAGTGGCCTTACAGAGTATGTAGGTGGCCCTGATGGAATCAGTAAGTGGTTGAAAAATATTAGTACCACAGTGCCTACTTTGCAGCGTAATATTAAGAAATATGGCGGAGAAATTATAGATTTTTTCACACCACTTCTTAACATTGGTAAGTGGTTCTTAAAGAATCCTCAGGTTATCATTTCAGCACTTGCAGGTATCGGTACGGTTTTGGCTACATATAAGATAGCTTCTACATTGGTGCACATTGTAAATGCATTAATGACGCTTGGCTCCATGCACCCAGTTACACTTACTATCCTTGGAATTGCTGCAGCACTTGGAATATTTGTAGGAGCGCTTACAGCCTATAAGCAGCATGAAATGAACTTGGTAAATAATAGCCTTGCGGAGCATTTTGGAAATATTACTCTTTCCATGAAAGAGATTCAGGCAATAGCAGAATATATTGTTAGTTCAGATAGTCTCGGTGGTGTAAAGGAAGCTTTGGAAGCTTTCGAGGACCTTGGCACTATATCCAGCACAATGGAAAATGCTATTGAAGAGATTAACAAGATGAATTGGAAAGTCTCTATTGGTATGGAACTTACACCGGATGAGCAGGAGAGCTATAAGGAGTCTATTCAGGAATATGTGTCTGCGGCGCAGGAATACGCTTTACAATCACAATATGCTGTGTCCTTAAATCTTGCTATTGGGCTAGATGAAAACAGCAGTGTTGTAGATAAGGTAAATCAGTTCTACGCAGATAAATACGACGAGTTATCAGCCCTTGGTACGCAGCTGAATCAGTCTGTTACAGATGCCTTCAATGATGGTTTATTGGATATCAAGGAAACAAAGGTAATCGCAGAAATTCAGGCGCAGATGGCAGCTATTGAGGAAGCATTGGCTACCGGAGAATTTGACGCTCAGATGTCTATTTTAGGTATGGAGTACGCAGGAGGTGGAAGCCTTACTGCTGATTCATTCCAGAACCTGCAGGCAGAATTAGCAACACAAGTGGCGGCAGCAACAGAAGCTTACAAGGAGTCCTATGCAAAGAATTACGCAGCTATACAGGCATCGTATGCAGGAGAATACCTGACGGATTCAGAGTATCAGAATGCAATGACAGAATTGCAGGAAGAGTATTTGAAAAATGTAAGCGAAGTACAGATGAGGGCTATTAACTTCCAGATAGAAACTATCATGAATCAGTATGCTGCAGAACTCGACCCAGCAATGCAAGAGTACATCCAAAATATACAAAAGACCATTGGAGATTATACCGAATACGGAGAACAAGATTGGATTAGCCGTCCTGTTCTTTTATGGCAAACAATGCTGGATGATATATCTGAAAGTACACTTGATAAAACGACCAAGGGTGCTATTTCTAAATTATTGGAGTCCATGGCACCATCTATGGAACAGATGGAAGAGTTAATTAAGCAATATGAAGCAGTTGGAGGAGAAATTCCATTAGCTATCCTTGAAGGCTTTTCTTCCTACAATATGCTTAATGCGCTTTCCAATGAAGATATGGAGTCTATTGCAAATATTCTTGGAGAACAAATGGCGAATAGCGAGTATTATGATAGTTTTTACAGGGATGTTATGAATAAAATTGTTGAGGTTAATAATTATATTCCGGAAGAAGTGGCAAGCGGTATTGCTACCGCAGCACATGAGTCCATAAGACCGGCAGTTGAAGGAATGTATGCATGGTCCCAGGAAACTATTGACGAATACTTTTCAAAGGGCTTCAATGTACAAACTGGCGTAAATATCCAGCTTAATCCGACACTGAACGGATTAAGAAGTTGGAGTGCTATAGCAGGTATCAACAATAGGGCAAACGGTGGTCTTGCTACAAGACCAGAGCTAACATGGTTTGCAGAGAACGGACCGGAAATGGCAATACCGATTGACGGAAGCCGTAATGCAATCTCATTATGGGAGCAGACAGGGCGCCTTCTTGGAATGAATAGCGCATTGGACGGTCTTGATTTAGGAGGCGGCAGCGGTCCTACTATTGAGTACAGTCCTACGCTTCAATTCTATGGAGATGCACCGAGCAAGGACGACTTGGAAGATGCTCTAAGAGTATCACAAGATGAATTTGACAGCCTTATGGAAAGATATTTAAGGACGCACAGACGTGTGTCCTTTGGATAAGGAGTGTGCTTATGGCAAAATATATAACCAGGTCAGGTGATGTATGGGACAACATAGCAAAAGAGGTATATGGAAGCGAATCCTATACCTCTTTTTTGATGGAAAACAACAAACATTTAGTTAGTTACTTTGTATTCCCGGAAGGAATACAACTTGAAATCAAGGACAAACCGGCAGAAGTGAGTCTGCTTCCAGATTGGAGGTCATAACATGGCTTTACCGCATCAGGTAGGACTTACAATTACATACGACGGAACAACAGCGCAAGCCTCAACGCAAACTGTGTCAAGCGGTGGAGGAGGAACCTACACGGTAGTAGCCGGTGATACACTCTGGTCAATCGCTAAGAGGTATTACGGTTCCGGTACGAAGCACAGCATTATTTATAATGCAAATTACGAGGTTATTGAAGCTGCAGCAAAGGCTCGTGGTAAATCTAATTCCAGTAATGGACATTGGATATGGGCTGGAACTGTGCTTACGATACCGGAGGTAGAAACAACACCGAAAAAGACCAGCTTAGTGACAAAAGGAACCTCGAACCCTCAACTCGGAAAACAGATCGAGAAGCAGGCAACCAGCTTTTCTTATACCGATGTAGCCAGCGGCAAGTCAGATAGTGTGTCAATTACGATTGCTGATATAGGAATGGATTGGCTGGGAAGCCTTATGCCGAAACGCGGTGCGAGCCTTGGCGCCAGTCTGAAATTGACTAACTGGAACAAGGAAGAAAAGACCGATACGTTTAACTGCGGAACCTTTATCCTTGATGATATTTCCTTTTCTGGAAGGCCCCTAAACTGTGTCTTAAATGGTGTAAGTGTGCCCGCTATGAATGATTTTAAATCTCTTCCGCGTACCAAAACATGGGAAAAGACGACCGTTGAGGATATAGCCAAAGAAATATCCAAACGTGCCAGTGTGTCACTGTATTATGAAGCCGGAACTATTCAGATTGCAGAGCTGGAACAAAATAACCAGACAGACAGTGCTTTCCTATATTCCCTTTGTGAGAAGTACGGTTTGGCAATGAAGGTCTATAATCATAAGATTGTTATTTTTGATATTGTAGCGTATGAAGCTAAGCCAACAATCCTTACCTTGCATGAAAAAGATATGCTTTCATGGTCGTACAATATAACCGTTGATGGGACGTATACCGGCGTTAATCTGAATTATACAGACCCGGACAGTAAAGATGATAAAACCATCAAAGTAACGATAGGTAGCACCGGAAGAATGTATGAAATCAAATCCCAGGCATCCAGCCAGTACGATGCAGAACTGCAGGCGATAGCAGCTGTAAACGCTGCCAATCGTAAGATTGAAACAATGGAAGTATCTATCAGGGCTAACATTAAGATAGTTGCCAGCCATTGTATTGAAATAGCAGGCTTAGGGAATGCAAGTGGAAAATATTTCATTGATACGGTTAAACATAACATAGGAAGTGGCTATAAAATGCAGCTTACCTTACATAAGGTACAGGCACCAATTAATGTTACTGCTAAGGCATCAAACGCAGGAGGAACCTATACAGTAGTAGCCGGTGATACCCTTTGGTCGATTGCAAAGAAATATTACGGTTCAGGAACGAAGCACTCCGTTATTTACAATGCGAATGTTGATGTTATCGAAGCTGCAGCGAAGGCGCACGGTAAATCTAATTCTGGTAACGGACACTGGATATGGGCCGGAACTGTACTTACGATACCGGAGGTGTAAAACATGAATGTAAGAGTAGGAAAAGTAACCAATGTATACCCAGACACAGGGAAAGTAAAGGTGTTGTACGAGGATAGTAATAATACGTCCATGCCGCTTTCCATGCTTACCATGAATAACGAGTATTCTATGCCGGCAATAGGGGACAGGGTACTCACGGTACACATGGAGAATGGCAGCAGTAAGGGTTTTGTCCTTGGAACCTATTACGGAGGTGGTACACAACCAAAGGTAAGCTCTGGTTATCGAAAAGACCTTGGCGGTGGTGCTTATGTATCTTGTCAGAATGGTGGGTACCTTCTGAAAGCCTCAAATGTGACGATACAGGCAGATAATATTACGTTTGCATGTTCAGATGGAACAATAACAGTGAATGACATTATAAAGCGCCTGGACGAGATAGAAGGGAAATTAAATTCAATAGAATAGGAGGGGCAAAGCAATGCAAATCGGAAACTTAGGCAAGCTTATTGTCTTTGAGGTAAGCAGCGACAAGGTTCTTACCTTCAAAAATATGACACAGACAGTAAAAGGCCGATGGACAACCCACGCAATCATCGGAAATAAGCCCGTGTCGGAGTTTTTAGGGGCAGGGCAGAGAATTATAAGCCTCCCCATTTTTTTAAGCGTAAATCACGGCGTGAGGCCGCGTAGCACCATTGAAAAAATAGAGAAAGCTGTTGAGAACGGTACCCCTTATTCATTCGTTATTGGAGGAAATAAGGTTGGTTCCAATCAGTGGGTTATTACAGAGATGAGCGAGACTTGGGATGAAATCATAAAAGATGGCCGCCTTGCTTCTGCGAATCTTACACTGACCCTAGCAGAATATGTATAGGAGGAGGTAGTCCATGGAATCTTATGTTGATTTAGAAGGCTTTTCTCCGGAAGAGTTTACAGATGTTAAGAGATGCCTTGAAACACTGTGTTCTATCCGGGCAGGTAGTCAGCCACTAGACCGTAATTTAGGCATAGACTACGATAGCGTTGTTGGATATCCAATCAATGTTGCGGAAAATATGCTTGCTTTGGAAATCATAGAAAAGATTAACACCTATGAACCGAGGGCAGAGGTTAGCTCTGTTACCTTTGAACATAACACAAACGGACAGCTAATACCACACATTCATGTTATTAAAAGGGAGGAATAATCAATGGGAATTGTATCAGATAACTTCCCTGATATCAGCTTTATCGACAACAGCACAGTTGATGAAGTTCAAACGCAAATGATTAATGATTATCAGGAGAAGTACAAGGAAATTACCGGTAAGGATGTGTCTCTGGCGCAAGCCGATCCGTACCGTTTAATTATGTATGCCTGTGCCGTTCAGATATACCAGGCAATGCAGTACGCAGATTACGCAGGAAAAATGAGCTTTTTGAAATATTCTCGTGATGATTACTTAGATAACCTTGCAGCACTCCGTGGTGTGGCAAGAATTGAATCAACTGCAGCTTCTACCGTATTGCAGTTTTCAATCGCTAGTGCCATTGAATCTGTTGTGGCAATTCCTGCAGGAACCAGAGTAACAAATGGAAACGATGTTTTCTTTGCTACAAATGAATATGCTGAGATTGCAGCAGGTGAGTTGTTAGTAACTGTGCCTGCGACTTGTACCACGACCGGAACAGACGGTAATGGATTTGCACCCGGAGAATTTAATGTACTTGTAAATACACTACCGTACATTACAGCTGTTACGAATACGGTAGCAACATACGGCGGTGCAGACATAGAGGACGACGAAAGCCTGAAAGACAGAATCTACAAAGCACCGAGTACCTATTCCACCACAGGATCTGCGGCGGCTTACGAATATCATACTAAAAGCATTGATTCATCTATAAGCGACGTTGTAGTAACATCATTAACGCCGGGAACCGTGGATATCTACTTTGTATGCGAACAAGGAAAGCTCCCGGAAGAATCCTTGATTGAGGAGGTAAGAACTTATCTTATGGACAGTAATATTCGACCTCTTACGGACAATGTTACGGTTCAGGCACCTACAACACGTGAATACGGAGTTGAATTCACATATTACATAGGTACCAGCAATAAAGCAATCGTATCTACTATTCAGGCAGATATTGAAACCGCTGTGTCGCTATATAATGCATGGCAGACAGAAAAGATAGGTAGAGACATAAATCCATCTAATCTAATTCAGAAAGTAATGAGTGCCGGAGCCAAACGCATTGAGGTAACAAGCCCTACATTTACCAGACTGGACGAGACTACAATCGCTAAACTTGGTACCGTGAATGTTATATATGGAGGGTTAGAAGATGATTAACTTATATAACAGTAATATCACGAACATTCTGCCGGAGGTCTTAGCTGACAATGCTAAGACCAAAGCTCTAGGATATGCTATTAGCCTGGCTTTAAAAAGGTTAATGGATTATTGCCAGAATATCAGTGTATATGCTGTTGTTGACACCGCACCAGAGCAGGTATTGGACCTACTCGCTCTGGAACTTAACACACAGTATTATGACGATTCACAGAGTATTGAGGTTAAGCGCAGTCTGATAAAAAATACACTTGCCTGGTATTTGAAAATCGGAACGGTAGCAGCAGTTCAGGAAGCAGTGGAAGCAGTATTTGGTGAAGGAGTTATTGAAGAGTGGTTCCAGTATGGTGGAGAACCTTATCACTTCAAAGTTCAAACATCAACTATCAATTCTACAGATGAAATGATTCAGCAGCTAACAGAGCTTATTGGTACGATGCAGAATGTTCGCTCACATTTGGATTCTGTTATTGTCGAAGCAGTGCAGCAGTTACATCTTTACAATGGCTGCATTATTGAAACAGTAGCAGATTCAGTAACCATTGGTATTGATATGAACGTATAAGAAGGAGGGTACGATGGCAAATTTCAACAACTTAGCATTAACTGTCAACGGAGTAAAAGCCTTGTTGGCAGCACAAACTGGAACAACACTTAAGTTATCCAAGATAGGACTTGGCAGCGGTACGACTACGAATAGTACAAGCTTATCTGATTTAGTAAAACCGGAGCTTATGTTGCCGATTTCTGAAACAAAAACGGATAGTAATTCAGGTCTTCTTACCATTATTGCTAGGATGACCAACGAAGCTATCACACAAGGTTTCTTCTGGAAAGAGACTGGGTTGTTTTATGAAGATTCAGCGGGAAAGGATGTGCTTTTCGCTTATTCGAGTGTAACCGACCAATACGATTATATCCCCGCATACAGCGACCAGCGATATGTAAAGCATATCCGAATAGCAAATATCATCACGGATTCTTCTAATATTGAAATAAAAGAAAACGAAGGACTTTTGTATGTTGATACGCTGACTTTTGAAGAATTTAGGGGAAATCTTTTTAGTTATGATAAAGCAAACAAAACTTTAATTATCAAAACCACAGGCGAATAGCAGGAGGTAAAACGTCATGGGCAATTTTAACAAAATTGTACTTGACGAGGAAACACTGGAAGTGGAAGATACGAAAGCCAGAACAGACATCGGAGAATTAAGCAGCTTGCAGACAACTACGAAAGATAACCTGGTAAAGGCGGTAAATGAGTGTTTTCGGTCAGCCAGTGATGGGAAAGCGTTAATTGCATCGGCCATCACTGGCAAAGGTGTTAATACCGATTCGGGTGCTACATATGCTGCTATGGCAGAGAATATTAGTAGTATTCAGGTGGGTATTGATACATCCGATGCAACCGCAACAGCTGGGCAGATGTTGAGTGGTTCGACTGCTTACGTGAAGGGCGAAAAAGTAACCGGAACATTACCGAATTATGCTGGTAAAAATTTTGGTCATGTGATGTCTGAAACATATGAGGATGATGGAACACCAGTAACAAGGTTATCGCTAGCTAATTATGTGGCCATCAAAAGGAATTCAATCGGCATGGGCATGATTAGAATTAAGTTGGGTACAGTTGGCGCAGTGGACTGGGACACGTTTGTGGATGTGCCGATATCTGGATTTAGCGCAGCTAATATAAGATCCGATGTATTTATCGGTTCTTTTGATAGCAAAATTGGAATAACAGGAACATTCACTTCCGACGGTACGGCAGTCGCAACAGATATTTTAGCTGGAAAAATAGCTTATGTTAAAGGACAAAGAATTACTGGTAGCATAAAAACACTCGATGGTATTTATTCAGGCAAAGTAGATGTAGATAACCAAGGAAATGAAGTTCCCAGATTGTCTAATAGCAATATAAAAAGGATAGTTAGAACAACAGCTAAAGACGGAGGAAGTGTTCTTTATAACTATCAAATAGGAACAACAGAAGCCGGATATATTCCTAACAATTCTACTGTTTATGTTGCTCTTCAAGGATTAGTTCCTGAATCTATTAAATATGGTCAGAAAGTTGGAAATCCTGATGGTACAGCAGAACAATATATTGAGGGAACTTATACATCAGATGCAACAGCAACGGCAGCACAAATACTGGCAGGTCAGATTGCATATGTAAAAGGTACAAAAATAACCGGCACAATGCCAAATATAACGGGTGTTAAAAGAGCATGGTGCGGATTTGAAAATGTTACTGTTCAAGCCCATCCAAGTTCACAAGGGCAGGGACAAGTTACGGTTCCGAACGCATACAATATTCTTGGATATTATGATAGTACAAGTTCAGTTACTGCTAATATAGCTAATTTGAGTGCGGAAAACATAAAAGCAGGAGTTTTAGTAGGGAGATATGGTGGAGATTCTACAAACTGTATAACTGGCACTTATACATCAGATGCAACAGCAACTGAAGCACAAATACTGGCAGGACAAATTGCTTATGCGAAAGGTTCAAAACTGACCGGTACCATGGCGAATAATGGTGCTGTTAATCAATCCTTAGCGGTAAATGGTACCTACACTATCCCAGTCGGCTATCACAATGGTTCAGGCAAAGTTACACAAAGCTTAACGACCAAGGCAGCAGCTACCTATACACCGGGAGATACCGCGCAGACGATAGCAGCCGGGCAATATCTGAATGGTGTTCAGACAATATCAGCTGTGCCTACAGAGACAAAAACTGTTACCGCAGGAACTGCAGCAACCACGGTCAATAGGACTTCCGGTAAGTACATGACAGCAGTCACGGTTAATCCCACACCAAGCCAAACTAAAACGGTCACAATGACTTCAAGCCCATTGACGGTATTACCGGACGCAGGATATTTGTTATCAGGGGTTACGGTTAATGCAGACCTTGGAAAGAAATTTGCAACTGGAACAATCACCGGATATACCAACGCCACATACAAGTCATTCAATGTTTATTATTACGGTGAAGCAAAATCTGAAATATGCAGGTATTTTGTACTGAATTGTGGCTTTGTTCCGTCGGTTATCGTATTCACAGCAAGTTTTCCGGAAATCACCGGTTATTTTCGAGGGGTTGTATCAAATAATACTCCTTATGTGCGAAATTCTGTGTCTTATAACGGACTTGTGGTGGAAAACGGTTACACTCCTGTTAATTATGTAACTACCATTGGTACCAGCACGGAAGTGGCTATTTGCACCTCTTTTAATACAACCACTGTTGATATCACTTGGTTTGCATTTGGCTAAATGTAACAAGATTATCAAATAACGAATGAAGGAAAGGAAGGAATGAAGTACGATGGAAGAATTATCTTATGTGGATTTAAACAAGGAAGCATTTGAAATCGTAGACGAGGCAGCAAGGTTCAATATAAGTATCTTGCAGAAAGGTCAGGAACAGTTGAATAAGTATTGTGATGATTTGGCAGGAGCCATCACGGAAACAACAGACACAACCATGATGAATAGTCTTGATGGTCGATTAATTGTCGAGAAAATCGGTGGTGTCTGCGTTCAGGAGAGTACGACAGGAGCGCAGTTGTTTGATAAGGTCACAATTAACAGTGGTTATACTATCAATGCTAATAATGGTAATCTGCAAGTGAATGAACATTTTGCCACAAGTGATTTTATCAAAGTAGATGCATCAACAGATTATTGTGTGTCACAAAGTAATGCGGTGTATTTTCAGTTTAAGGTAGCGTTTTATGATGAAAACATGGAATTTATCAGCATGGATAACAAAAATGCTTCTTCAAGCACAAAGGAGTGGACTTTTATCACACCCGAAAATGCTGCATATATACGTATAGCATATTCCATAATTGTTAGTGGAAGTGCAGTAGACAGAGGAAACATCATGCTGAACAAAGGCACTACATCACTTTCTTGGGAATCGTATACTGGCGGTATGGCTTCCCCAAATCTTGACTATCCGCAGGAAATCAAGAAAACGGTTGTTAGTGGGATTAAGACATGGGGAAAGAATCATGTTTATACTGTTAGAACTGATGATTATACAAACAATGGGATTACTTACAAAACAGTCCGGGATGAACTTGGAAGAATCCTATACATAGAAGCGAATGGAACTACTACAGATTCAGCTTCTACTTTTGTGTTTACCAAGAAGCCCTTCATTGTTGGAAAGGAATATATCATAAGCGGTTGCCCTGAAGGTGGAAGTGATACGACATACAGTTTGAATTTTGCTTATGCAGGAAGTGACACTGGCGAAGGATTTAGGTGGCAATATAAAGGAACTGAAGGGCAGTTTAGAATCATGATTTATCCTGGTGTAACTGTTAATGCATTACGCTTCTACCCCATGATTCGTGAATCAACTATTGAAGATGGAACGTATGAGCCTTACTTTGAATCCGCAATCACATTATCACAGCCAATTGAACTGAATGGAAATGGTGATTTGCAGGATGTAATAGAAGATGGCAAGATTAAGAGAAGATTTGGAAAAATAATCTATAATGGTAGTGAAAATTGGACCAGAGAAGTGACAGCTTTGGGGTTTGTAAGATTCTACAGAGGTATATTGGGTAGTTTAAATCTTTCATACAGAAGCGAAATATTCACTACACATTTTAGGTATAGCAAAGGTGGACAAACAGACGGAAGCGGAGTATATGTGTTTCATCAAGCTAAAATACATCTGTATGCCGATTTTGACACCGTTGAGGAATTTAAGGCATGGCTTGCTGCAAACAATGTTACTGTAATATATCCATTAGCGGAAGAAACAATAGAAGAACTACCACTTGCTGATCAGATAGCGCTTAACAGCTTACAGACTTTCAACGGAGTAACATACGTTGAGTTCGATTGCGAAGTACTGCCTATCTTAAAAGCTAAATATGGTACAACAGAGGTTGGAAGAATTGCAATCGAATCGTACTGTGACAGCAATTTAAACAGTATCGGATTGCAGGACCTTAAGGCACACGAAAAGGAGCAGGAAGATAACTTGGCGTACAAAGATATTAGCAGTATTTTAACAAACATGTCGTCTCAGATAAGTGGGCAGGCTTGCAAAGAAAACGGTATGGTGTCAATCCTAATTACTGTTCCAAAAGATGCGGTTACTGGTAATTTTGGTGGTGCGTTTAGTATTCAAATTAGTGATAGTAATTACTTCCCAAGGCTGGGGGTTGGTGGCACTCACTGGGGCATAAGAGAAAGTGATTATGCCTCATTAGATAAAGCCACCATATCATCGGATGGGAAATTGGATATTGGATTTTCAGCCGCATTGAATGATACTGCATATATATCATTTGTATATCCAATCAGACGCAATGAATGAGTATAACATACATTACGTCTGATGGAGCGAAAGCTGGATAAAAAGTAACTTAACAAAATCAAGAGCCGGGTATCTCGTAAAAGGGTATCCGGCTCTTGCATTACTACAAAAGAAAGGAGGTTTTATACATATGGTTGAGTTTATCAAGGATAACTGGCAAATCCTAACAACGCTTGCAGCGGCACTTGGTTATATGTACAAACAAATCATTGCCACCAGAAAAGGAATAAGGGCACTGCTGAGAGCAGATTTAATCCGTCTCTACAACAAATATCATGACGAGCTTGGATATTGCCCTATTTATGTGAAAGAGTCCTTAGAGGACGAATACCAACAATACCATGCATTAAAAGGGAATGGTGTTGGAACGAACTTATATAACGCATTAATGGCTCTGCCAACGGAGCCACCACATGAACAGGAGGGTTAATATTATGACAATCAACACAATCGCAGCTATTATTATCATTGTTTTTGCACTGGCTATTATCGGTGTAGGAATTTATTTCTATGTCAGGGATAAGACCCTGAATGATATCAGGGCAGATGTTTATCAGCTGTTCCTGAAAGCAGAACATCACCCGGAGCTTGCGTCGAAAGGCAAACAGAAAATGAAGTGGGTACTTAGCCAAGCAAGAAGTCTATTACCATTTTGGCTACAGTTCTTTATCACCGATGAGTGCCTTGAAAAGATTGTAGAAGGATGGTTTCAGTCAATTAAGGACCTATTGGATGATGGTAAGCTGAATAAATCACAGATAGAGGAGGATGAAGAAAATGAGTAAGATAATTGCATTAGATGCCGGTCATGGCAGAGGTACCGCTGGCAAGCGCTGCTTAAAGGCTTTAGATCCGGACCAGACAAGGGAATGGTATATGAATGACCGCATCTGTGATATAGTAGAAGCTGATTTGACAGCAAATTACGATGTTAAAATCCTTAGAGTAGGTGATACTACCGGAGCTAAAGATATAGCTTTAAAGAAACGTGTTGAAGCAGCCAATGCTGCAGGGGCGATTGTCTATTTGTCCATGCATCACAACGCTGGTATCAAGGGCAGGTTGTTAGGACGTGCAAATAAGCTCGCAGGTGGTACGGTTGTTTACTTCTATAGTTCCAAGGCAGAACGTAAAGTACAGGCAACGGAATTGTACAAGGCTATCGTAAATAGAACAGGACTTGTAGGTGACAGGAGCCAGACGGTTATTAAGAATGGCTACTATGTTCTTAAGAACACTAAGATGCCTGCCTTCTTGGTGGAGAACGGCTTCATGGACAGCCCTACGGATGTGCCGATTATTTTGTCAGAAGCACACGCAAGAAAGACCGCGGCGGGTGTTGTAGCGTTTCTGGTAAAGCAGTATAATCTTGAAGCAAAACCGAAAAAGCAGTCCGCAACGGCAAATAGCATTGTATCAGAATTGTATTACCCGGCATACAAAGGCGCCAAGGCTACTTTGTCCGTGGCACTGGCCAGTCTTGGCATTAACAATTCATATGCATATCGTAAGATGATTGCTGCTAAGAACAAGATTGAAGGATATCGTGGTACAGCAGCTCAGAATACACAGATGTACAATCTGCTTGTGGCAGGTCTATTAAAAAGAGTATAAGAGGTTAAAAGAACGCCTTGCCGCTTAGATACGGTAGGGCGTTCTTTTTTTTGTGTCTCTTCCTATTATAATATAAATTGTTTAACCTAAATAGTATTTACGGTTGAATCCTTGCGTCCTATTTAGGTTAAAAACAGGACGCAAAAAAATTAGTTGAATTTCCAGTATATTTTGAAAGAAAAGCGGTCATGTTCAATCTCAATCCGCTTGATAAGGGATTGGACTAATTCACGTTTCCGGGATAGCGGTAGTTCATCGAGATTATCTTCGAAAGCATCCAAAATCTTTCTTGTTTCAGTAAATGACAATACATCAGGTTCCTTACTATTTTCCTTTATCAGTTCTATCTGTTCTTCCAATTTATCCTTTTCCTCATACAGCTTTTGGACACGGTCACCGATATCGGCAATCGGAATAGAACCAAGGGTATACAAATCCATGAGCTTGTCAATCTTTGAGGTACATTCCTTTAATTTATCGGATAAGGTTTTAATTTCTTCTATGCCTGGATTCTCTGCAGGTGTCTGAATCAGGCTTTCAAGATATCCGGGGTCTAGCTTTAATTTCTTGATTTCTTCCATCACAATGTTATCAAGCAACTCTACTTTGTAGGTGGGATTATCACAGAAATCAACAGTTTTCATTTTACTATTCTTATCACGGCTGTAGCATTTATAGTATGCATACTTCTCACCAAGCTTTTTCTGTTTGCCGGATTCATCTTTTTTAGAAGATCTGGACGTCCAGGTAAAGTATCTTGCGTTACAGGTTCCACAGAAAATTAAACCGGTTAAAAGATGCTTCCCTTTAAATGGTGAGCGGTAATGATGGTCGTCACTAGCGGAAATTTCAGCATACCTAAGCTGTGCGATATTAAAAGTATCTTCATCAATAATTGGCTCATGAACACCGTCGTAGGTTACGCCTTTATACTTTATCTTCCCTATGTACAATTCATTCCTTAGAATGGTTGATATCAAGCAGTGGTGCTTATAGTTGGAGTATTTGTTTGTATAGTTCTCATTCATAAATTTGGCTATTCCATGCATACTTTCACCACTTAAGAACAATGAAAATATCTTGCGTATTTGGAGTGCCTCATAATTATTGACTTCAAGTTTTCCGTCGATAAAATCATATCCAATAGGAGGATTAGACCCACCGCGCCAATAGCCGGACTTTGCACGACCAATGTGTCCCATGGCCATACGTTCCTTTATCTGTTCACGTTCCAGCTGTGCGAAAACGGAGAGAATACCAATCATGGCTTTACCAAATGGTGTTGAGGTATCAAAGTTCTCGCTCATTGAAATAAAGTCTACACCATTCGGTAAAAATTCCTCTTCAATCAGGTAGAGAGTATCCTTCTGGGAACGACTCAGACGGTCCAGCTTATATACTAGAACAGTATCGAACTTCTTTTCCCGGATATCCTTTAACATTTTAAGCATAGCAGGGCGGTCAATATTTGAACCGGTAAACCCAGGGTCTACATATTCCTTATAAATTGTCCATCCGTGTGCTTCGCAGAACTTACGCAGCCTTTCTAACTGTTCATCAATCGAGTAGCCATCCACCTGAATATCAGTGGAAACACGGACATATAATGCTACTTTCATTAATTTATTATATTCCATTATACAGCCTCCTTAAAAAAGGGCGCAAAAATAGCCCTAAACTACTTGTGTTTTAAGGCCATTCCGTGTATAATATAGTTGCTCGGAAAGTGTTTATACACGGCATGGCCGGCCCTCATTGTTGCGCTAACAACATTGAGGGCTTTTCCTTTATAAATTTTTAACATAAATTAGTCCATATGAATTGACAAACGAACATATGTTTGCTAATATGGATACAGACACGTTACATAAATGCCAGTATTCATATTAACTAGGGGATGATTCATAGTGGACTATAAAAAATTAATATTGGAATTACTTGACAAAGCAGATATGCAACAGTTAGAGCGTTTATATCACTTCATCAAAGGCTTTTTGGGACTAGGTTGTAAATAAACCTGGTTCTTTTTTTATGCTTCATCATCATAATCTACAAGTTCTTTTGCCTTCCGCTCTAAGAATTCCCACTCGCTTTCAGATAGGGACATGAGCATCTTAACAAATCGCTTCTTAAAAGAAGCGGAATCACTTCCGAGAACTCTACCAGCCCATTCCATCAACAAATCTTCCTTATCCAATTCTACGAACATTTCCCCAGTTCCATTCCGGAGCCATTCTTCATTCACATTGAATTCGCGGCAGATCAGAGAAATGACTGCGTCTGTTGGTTCGTTTCTGCCAATTTCATAATTAGCAATAGCACCACGTTTCACACTTAATCTATCAGCGAACTCTTGCTGAGTTAGGTCTAAATGCTTTCGTAATTTCCTGATACGTTCATGCATTTTATTCACCTCTTTTCTTACATCAAATTTCTTTGCAACTTATTATATCGTCAAAAATATATAACGTCAATAGTTTTTGCAACAAAATCACAAATTGCAACAAAAACACAAAAAACCTATTGACAAATGCAACGAACGCACATATAATTGCAACATAAGCACTGGGTGGAATTACCAATTAATGTCACCTGTTTGTGTCCATATAAGATTTTACTGATTCCCTGATAAGGTCAGAAATGGACATATTGTGCTTTCGACAGTACCTCTTAACCTCATCATAAAAGTAGGTACTAACTTCAGCACCGATTTTCGGTCTCATATTTGTGTTATGAAACTGAAAATCGTAGTCTTCATAGATTACAGACTTTCTACGAAGCAAGTCACATATTGCATACACAATAAAAAAGATGAGCAATAGAATGCCAGGTAAAAATATGAGGACAATAAACCACATTTAAATCACCTCCACTTTCTAATAGATGGTTTCATTATAAAACCCTAAGAGAGGGAGGACAACCAAAAACTTACAAAAACTGGAAGGAGAGTGACAAACTATGTCAGAAAGAGAAAAGCAGGTTTTACAAACATTAGAAAAAGCTATTCCTAACATGACCGAAATGGAAATGGCGCAGCTGTTAGGCTATGGCGAAGGGCTTGCCGCTCGCGAGGACAGAGCAGACGAGAAAGCGGAGGCGACAGCATGAATTTAAGACATTCGAGCAGCTTTAGCGGGCCGGTCGGATGCCGTGTAACTTATTAACACTTACCGAGCAAATGGAGGAATTATGAATACTACCGAGCATGAAGAAAACGGCCTCAGCATCGAGGAGGCAATCAAAATTTCAAAGATTATCTGCTCCGTTAGCGAGGAGCGAATCCCTATTATTCTTAACGTATTAGAAAGAGCTGGCGTAAGCATTAACGGCCTTGACGAGCTGGAGGAATGGAAAGCCATGAAAGACCAGGCGTACATCATTGACATGGACGAGTTTGTGTCGGAGCTTACCAAGAACAGCAGCCCCAAGGAGTTTGAAGTCCTTCTTAAGCCTAAGGAGTTCGAGGACGTATGCAGGCAATTTAATGTAAAGCCTTCTTGCGCCAAGCGAGCATTACATAGAAAAGAGCTTATCAGAACCACCCAAGAGAACAACAAGCTCAATTACACCATACTGGTGTGGATTGATGGAAAGGTAGAGCGCCGCGTGGTGATTCTTAAAAGAGGTAAGCCGAAAGAGGTGGCCGAATGATTAGACACTTTTTAGCAGACGGCAGAGAGGTGGCGAGCATAGAAGGGTATGTTATTCCAACCACCGGACCGACGGCAGCGGTGTATCGCATAGCTGCAGAGGTCATACAGAACCACCCGGAAATCATTAGTAAAAAGAAGGAGAGTAAGACCAATGCAACAGCACAGTGAGGTATATTATCGCATTGAGAAAAAAAACAGACGCATAAGAAGCCGAAAAAGAATGTTTCTTATTACCGCCGTAGGAGTTATGGCAATCGTTACGATTGGTTGTGGTAATAAGAGCATCATGGAAACACAGGCGGCAACTTTTAAGCATATAGAAGTAACAGCCGAACCGATAGAGCTTTCAGAGCCACAGGTTGTGCCGGTTGATGAGTCTGAAATAGTTCAGAAGGCATATACCTTTGACAGCGACGAAGCCTATTTACTGGCCAAGATAGCCATGGCAGAAGCAGAAGGCGAGGACACCGAAGGCAAGGCGCTTGTAATTCTTACGATTCTGAACCGAGTACAAAGTAAACGTAATTACTTCCCTGACACCATTGAGGAAGTAATATATCAGGATGGAGCTTTTACACCGGTAAGGAATGGTCGCTTTGACAAGGTGGAGCCAAGCGAGGATTGCTATGCAGCACTGGAACTGGTAGAGAATGGCTGGGATAAAAGCCAGAATGCATTGTACTTCGAGCGCACCACAACAAGGTCGACATGGCACAGTAGGAATTTAAAAAAGCTGTTCGAGCATGGAAACCATACGTTTTATACGGAGGTGACAGCAGAATGAAAATGGCATTAAAGGACGGCCAGATTCTTATTAAGGATGCCGACAATATGCAGTTTACCATTATTAAGAGCTGGAACAAGATGAAGTGGAGCAAGGCAGAGCAGATGCTATACGGACCGGCAGACGGAGAGCTCCTTAATAAACTTGCCGGGTTGGTACGCTTGCCGGAAACCATTGAGGCAGAGCGGCAGAAGCTTAACAGCATTTCAGAGGCGGTAGACAGAGAGCGTATGAAAGAGGAGCCTGTGCCGCTATATAAATACCCGGTTAAGTTCCCATTATTCAAGCATCAGACCAGAGGAGCCAATATGGCACTGATTACCTTCGGTTTGGTAGAACCACCGAAAGAGGAGGCGACCGAGCAGTGAGTAAGACAACCAAAGAATACAAAAAAATCATAGATGCTTTGGGAAATTTGCAGGAACATTGCAGTTCCATGGCAAGGGACAAAGATAATGATGAGATATGGCAGCAGGACGTACAGGCCTTGCAGGAAGCTATGGATATTATAAGCGATTATGAAAAGGTAATCGAGGGTATAAACAGACTGATTCAGCACTATGAAACCAAGGCAAATCCGATAAGCCGTAGTGGCGTTTGGGTGTGCCCGGAATGTGGTAGGAGAGTTCAATATAACCATTCATACTGCCACTATTGTGGTAAGAGAATGTGTTGGGAGAAATAAATGTTAATAGGAGGAGAAAAGAGACATGGCAGCACAGACAAATAAGGGCTTCGGATTCCTATTTGAAATGGGTTGCGGTAAGACCTTAACAGCTATTGCAGTGGCTGGGGCAGCATACGAGATGGGAGCCATTGAAAAGGTACTCATTGTAGCACCGACCTCAGTGTGTGCCGTATGGCCGAAGGAGTTTGACGATTACGCAAGTTTCAAGTACAAGGTCAATGTACTTTTGGGAGATAAGAGAAATCGCCTAAAAGAGCTGGAAGCCCTGAAAGCCTTCCCTTTTAAGGCGTTGAAGGTAGCAGTTATCAATTATGAATCCACCTGGCGAGAGGGCATATTTGAAGCCTTGATTGATTGGAAACCAGATATGGTAATCGCAGACGAGAGCCAGCGAATCAAGACCCATGACGCAGAACAGAGTAAGGCCATGCACCGGTTAGGTGATGTAGCCAAGTATAAGCTGATTCTTTCAGGAACACCGGTACAGAACAATGCGATTGACATATTCAGTCAGTACCGTTTCCTTGACCCGAATGTATTCGGACTGAATTTTTATGCATTTAGAAGCCGTTACGCAATCATGGGAGGATTTAACCAAAAGCAGATTATAGGCTACAAGGATTTAGACAAGCTGATTAAGAAGGAACACAGCATAGCCTACCGAGTAACCAAGGATGAGGCACTGGACTTACCGGAACAGACCTTCCTTACACGGTACATACAGTTGGAAGGCAAGGAAAAGCAGCTTTACGACCAGATTAAGCGGGACAGCTTCGCGGAGTTGGAGAACGGCGGCCAGATTACAGCGCCGACTGTGCTTACCAAGCTTCTAAGATTGCAGCAGTTCACCGGTGGATTCATTCAGGCAGACGGAAACGGTAAGCCTGAAATGGTATTCAAAGGTAAGCTTAACGCCTTAGAGGATATCCTGGACGACTACGTTATCGACGCAGGAAAGAAGCTGGTTATCTTCTGCCGGTTCCGACCGGAGATAGACCTGATTCAGAAGCTTCTGGAAAAGAAGAAAATACGGTACTGCAGCATATACGGAGATATCAAGATTGACGATAGAGGCGACATTGTAAAGGACTTCCAGACAAACCCTAAAACTTTAGTATTCCTGGCGCAGATTGATACTGCGGGACTGGGAATTACCCTGACGGCAGCAGACACATGTGTCTACTATTCGGTCAATTTCAACTTTGCAGCGTATTCACAGTCATTAGCGAGAATCCACAGAATAGGCCAGCGCAATAGGTGCACCTACATACATTTGGTGGTTCAGAAAACCATAGATGAAACTGTGCTTAAGGCCCTTGCAAAGAAAGAGGATCTGGCAAAGACGATTGTAGACGATTGGAGGACGTACTTCTAATGGCGATTTTAAATTACACAACAACAATCGATAGTTTTAAGACCGTATCAGAAATTGAATACATCCTTATGAAGCATAAAGCGAAAAGTATCATGAAAAATTACGAAGGGGAGAGTATAACCGGCCTTTCATTCTTGATTGATACTGGGGTGCAACAAATACCGGTTAGGTTGCCAGTAAAAGTGGAAGAGTGCCTGAAAGTATTGCAGAAGGAGAAAAAGAACAGTCCACGGAGCAACATAAAAGCTACCAAGGAGCAGGCAGAGCGTGTAGCGTGGCGTATTCTGAAAGACTGGGTAGAAGCCCAAATGGCACTGCTTGATATAGAGATGGTTCGATTTGAAGAAATTTTCCTACCGTATATCGAAACAAATACAGGTCAAACAATTTATGAGCGTTTGGAAGAAAATAGATTTTTATTAGAGGGTTAGTTAATAGAGGAGAATAAAAAAATGAAATTAAATAATTTTACAGCCGCTGGTGATTCTAAAGTGCTTCTTACTGAAGTATTGAGATTCATAATTAGCACAAACCAACTTACATTAGAAGGATTTTATATTGATAGAACCGGATATTTGGTATTTTGCGAATATGTTGGAGAAGGCGAAACAAAGTATCCATATGAACAAACCCCTGTTTCACTGACTGAGCACATATATCAATATATAACAAGTCTTTCGGATGAAGAATTGGCGTCTATGGGCTGCGAGCCTTCCGGTTATGAAGAGGATTACAGCATAGGATGGGAAATTTTTATCCCAGATTATTGTAGCGATAATTATGACATAACTGATTACACATGGGGGAAAACAGTATTAGCAGTAAAACCTAAACTGATTGAATATGGAAAATAAAGTATAGGAGAGGAGGAAAGGCCATGCATACCGAGCAAAAATATCACTGCCGGAATGAGACATAGCAGGCAGTAAAGGCGGCAAAACAATTAACAGGAGGTTTTTATGGCAGGTAGACGCTGGACGCAGGAAGAATTGGAAACAATGGAATCCATGATTGGTACATTTACGGTAGCGAGCATAGCAAAGAAGCTGGGACGTTCCTTCGATGCAGTAAATATCAAACTAAATAGAATGGGGCTGGTAGGCTTCGAGAAAAGCACCGACCTTCTAACCATGAACCAAGTGTGCCTTATGCTTGGAGTTCAGAGCCGCACCGTTAAAAAGAAGTGGGGGAGTAAGGGACTTCGCTTCATGCGTAAAGGTAATTACCTTGCTATCCGGCAGGAAGTGCTTATTAGGTACCTGAAAAACCACCCTGAGGATTGGAACGCCTTAAAAGTTACAGACGACAGCCTTATTATGGCTTACCCATGGTACAAGGAGAAGAAAAAGCAGGACAGTAAAGAAAATTATTACTGGACGGACGAGGAAGTTTCCCGAATGAAAATCCTTAGGCATCAGGGTTACAGTATCCCGGAGATTGCAAAGCAGATGGGGCGGTCTGAATCCAGTATTAAATATAAATTATATGGCAGGAGGAAATAACATGGAATCAGTATTAGACAAAAAAGTACGAGAGTACAAAGCTGTGCTTGACCGCAAGGATGAGCTTGCAGAG